GATGGACGGTTTGGCGATGTAATCAAAGCAGTTGATGTCGGAGATGACCGCGATCAGATGATGCTGCTTCGGCAGTAGAGAGGCCGCCTTGGGATCCCACAGAATCACCTGGCGCGCCAGGAAGTTGTCGATGTTTTCCACAAAGGGAAGGGCGCGCCAGTTCTGCTTCAGTGCGGCATAGACGATACGCGGCGTCTGCTTCTTCACGTGCTGAAGTTGCATGCCGTCCTTGCTCATGGCAGCAACAATCATGTCCTCCGTGTCCTGGCGCTGGAACATGTCCTTGCGCAATGCTTTACCGTAATTCATTGTGGGAAGGAAAGGAGGAAGAGGAGGAAGGAAAAGAAAGGAAAGGAAAAGGAAGGGAAGACTCTCACAATGAATGTATGGGTACACAATCCCTTCAATTTTTTCAACACGCCAACAAGTTACTTACTAAACAGTTTTGGCAGCGCTTCCTCAATTGCGTTCTTCCTGGGTGTCTCCGTTGCAAACAATAGATCCCGTGACACATTCATTAAATCATCCTTCACAATATTTTTACACAATGTATAAAAGTCTTTACCCCGTACCAAACTAATAAGTATATACAAACAATACATTCCACACTCTGATCCTTTGCGTTGATGACGAATATCGTTGTAATATACGTCCGAACATCCTTGTTCCTTACAGCGTTTTAGAAATGTGTCCACTTCTTGTGGTGGCGGATATCCATACGAATCAAAATAATACGCCTTCTTTTCTGGAATATCCACATATGCACATACCCAATGGGATCCAGGTTCATCGTGTGCATCCAAATTGAATATAATACCTATCTTTTGTTTGCGCACCTTACGAATGTCTAATTTACACAATTCGTCTACAATACATTTTCCCCAATTTCCTGGCATCTTGAGATCAAAGTCAATCGGAACAGGACCGATGAATTCAAAAGTTGGGTCCGCCTTCTCATATTGGTTCATCACATCTTCAATATTGAAACTATCCAACCATGTTGTTGGATTCTTTTCCCACTCTTCCGGTTTTTCAGGACGAAAGTATCCTTGGTACTGCGATCGTTCCTCCTTTGTAAGCCCAGGCATCTTCTTTATAGTACAGAATTCAGTCTCACACTTGTAATGAAGGTGCATAGCATGTCGTAGACTTTTCCACAATATACGTGCATTTGTATTCGAGTTATTTGAACCAATCTTACGTGTGCTTGTAGGTAATTTAATTTTATGGGAAGGGTGATACCGGTTCCATACACGTCGCATCCGATCTAGGGCGGAAAAGGAAAGACATGGTTCACCCGGTTGCCGTTTCAGTGCAGGCGCGCACTGAAATGACGAATCGTATTCTTTTATTTCTGACATTCCTCCTACTTATTCCCTTGGAAAAAGCACACACTGAAATTAAGGAATCATGTCAGGATCAGATCGGGATGTTGAAATTCACGACACATATTTTCGCAAGTTTGTAGTACCGCTTGTAATAACATTGCTTGCATTGTTCGGCATTTTCATTATAATTCAGTCAGTACCCGGTGCATCCGGTCCAGGTATCCAGTTAGGAAAACTCTTGTATGGAGGTGCTAAAAACCGTGGTCCAGTATAAAATGAACAATTGGCCCTATTATGTTGGTGTCGCCATCTGTGGTGTACTCATCACCGTTGTACTCGTTACCTATGCATCTTTAATCGAGAAAGACTCTTTTCAGAACACAAAACTATTAAGCGTAATTGGAACATTCAGTATTGCATCCGCAGTGGCCGCATACGCTCTTGCATTGTATTATTTCAACAGCAATCCAAATTACATGATTCAATTCGTGCTAGCAGTTGTGATGCTTGTATGTCTTCCTGCATCCTTGTTTGCAATCAGTGTAAGCACTGTAACAATCAGCAATTTACGCGATACATTGGCAGCAGGTCGCTAAAGAAGTAGCAAATCGCAACATTTATAGAATCTTTCACATACTGATTGTAAGATTCTATAATATCTAAACTGATTCGACATTGTATAGATTCAAGAATGCAGCGTCTTGCGTGCCCCTGGATGTTTATTGGTCCCAATGGAAGTGGAAAACTTTCTACGGCGCGCAAATGGATTGAGGAGGCAAATGGAGTAAAACTGACCTATCCATTGGAGGTACGAACCTTTAGTGTAGGAGACGGATATGAAGCCCGTGTATTTGCAAGCCCGTATCACTTTGAAATTGATATTCCCAATCTATCCATGCAGGACAAACAAATCATTGGAGATTTACTAACCATGTTTCTTTCTTCAGGGGATGTGTTGAATAGTTTACGATTCTCTTCGCGGAAGTTGGTGATTCTACGTCGTGCCCACAGTCTGTCCCTTCCTGCCGCAATTCGTGTTCGCGCAGTTCTTCAGCAATATGTGCTTCCTGCGAATTCTTCAGGAATGGTATGGATTACAGCAAGAGAACTGACAGGTCCTCTCTCGTTGTTTGACGATTGTTTTGTTCGGTATCGTATTCCACGAATTTCAGTATCGGATTGGAAAACCCATCCTGCTATTTCTCCTCATCTTCAGACGGAGGAGGCGTGGAATAAATTGGAAGGGCGCGTGGAACGAGCCAAGCATATGGCACGTTTTTTTCCAGAGGAATCCTCTCTCCTCTGGCCCCGGCGAATTCAGGATTTTTATGATGAGTTGATTCTTGCCATGTTAGGCGGTGCGAAAATTGCCAAAGAGTCCAACATTGACATAATTGAATGGTTGCGTGGCCGTGTGTACGATGCGCTCAGTTTCTGTCAAACTGGGCCTGAAATCGTAGATCATTGTTCTGCTGCGCTGGCAAGAAATGCCCACAAATGTCCACCTGTTGTATTTTGGAACGCAATGCGTGTCCTATCCGAATCAGAACCTCACACATCGTATCGTACTCCCCTTTCTTTAGAATGGGCTTTCTTACGAATGTTTGAGGAAATGCGAAAACCCTATTCCAATGTAAATGGAGGCGTCGTGGAAACTCCTTCAAAACAGTGTGGTTCCTTACAAAACGAAACAGCGACTCCTCCGAAAAGCAAGACCATTGCAAAGGAACGAGGAGCAAGAACTACAAAAACGGGTTCAGGAAACAAATTGGGATGAAGGTGTGATTCGTGAATTTATGCAACTTCCTACAACGAATGCCTATGCCTATGATCTTTCTGGAGGTCACACCCTTCTCCTCGTTGCTGAACGACCGGTTGATCGTGTTGCTGTAGAAACGGAAGCGCTTTTGGAGTGGTTAGGACCACAACGGCCTTTTTGTGTAGTCCTTTGGTGGCGCAATGATCCACGCCGCATCTCTGCAACCGAATGGCCATCGCGAAGAACTGTAAACGGAGGATGGACATCATCCGGTTCCAGTACAGTTTGCGTATACAGATCTGAAGAATGGGATCGCGTTGTTCTTCATGAAATGATACATGCCCTGGAATGGGATTGGCGAATGCCTGAAAAACCCGCGACATGCTGGGGTGCATCCGAAGGCCAGTATTCACATGCACTGTTTGAAGCCTGGACTGAATTGTTGGCAGAATGGCTTTGGTGCGGATGGCATGCTCGCTCTTCTGACAAGAAAGGGGTATCCTGGGAATCACAACGTACATGGCAGGATTTTCAGGCAACCCAAATTCTTGCACGGAATCACAAAAATACGTGGAACGAAAATACATCTGTATTTGCCTACTATGTACTGAAGGCCGCATTGGCGCCTCACATGCCCTTTTTATGGCTTCACCAAAATGGGGACTCGGCAGAAGAACGCGAACGTCTTTTGTGCAGACTTGTACGACCTTCTCTGGCCTCTCTGCGATCCAAAAGTGAATCCGTTCATCCTAAAGCAATCTCTTTGCGAATGACCAAAGATTTCGCACAGTAAATATCAGTTAAAAAGAATTATAGAATGGTATTGTATGATTCTTTATTGTGATTTTAATGTTTATCATGATTTATGATGATCTATATTTATCAAGAATTTGTTGTTCAGCCGCAGTGACTTCCTTATAATCCTCATTGCGATACGGGGGGTATTGATACCCCTTCTTTGCAAAACGGACTGTAGTAGACTTGTCGGTAGCAAACTGAATGCATTGTGTATTGTAATCATACTTGCTCCAGAAATACTCATTGTATTTGAGATTTTCCACAGTGGTAAGCGGGATAGGTTTCTCCAACTTAAGTGTAACCATTCCAATATCGTACCCGCTTACACATGCCGAACATGTCACCACTTTATTGTCAGGACCAATGGTTTCTTCTACAAGTGCCTGAAGTGCATTCATGTCCTCCTTGGAAACGACGTTCTCAACAGGCAAAGGTCCAGTTTCAGGGCAGAGAAGGTTCAGTACTTCCTGACCACCTGTAGATGCAGCAAACTCCTTCTTTGCTGCCTCAAATTGTGCCTTGGCAATCTCAAGAACTTTGTATGCATGCAGATAGGTATCTACTGCAGACACTGCCTGTTGCGAAAGAGTCACTGGATTTTCCACAGGCGATTTTAGATTCTCCTTGTATGGTTTCTGAATACTCAGATCCTCACAAATCGTTAGAGTAGTAGGATACTGGTGTACTTTTAGACTACGAGACGTTCCGGGACCTGAGGAACCCATGTAGGTAACGGCGCATTTTGCAAGAATGTAAGAAGACATTGTTTGAAGAGAATGAAATAAGGAATGAATACACACCTACTATATGAGTCGGCGTGTATTCAATTTTTCGTATTTGTTGGTATACTGAAAAATACGAAAAAAACTGAAATTCAGTTTTGATTAAAAACCTTCCAAGGGTTTGCGCTGCAGATCAGGCTCAATGGTGCTTTGGTTCCAGATGCTGACCTGGCCTTGTGGGCAAGGAGGTTCAGAGCGCAACTGCTGGTTGGCGTTACGCAGGCTTTGGCCCACAGTGTTCACACCGATCAGGTGTCCAGCGCTCAGGAAGTTCTTGCCGCTGATATCACCTTGGCCCATAGGGTTTGCTGCGGCCCATTTGCTGTTTGCATCATTGGGCAGCAGTTCCTGAGGTGCCAGTTGACGCTTAGGGTAGCAGTTGACAGGTTTGTCGGCGTCAGGGAATGGCATATCTGCAGGGCTTAGGTTTGCAAAACCCTCAACACCCTTGCTGGAAGGAGCGCCTTGGGGTGGCTGAGCAGGACCCGCAGAAGGTGCGGAAGGTGCACCAGATCCGATCATGCCACGAGAGGCCACTTGTTCTTTCTGCTCCTCACCAGGTACAGGGAATGTAGTAGGGTTTTGTGTAACACTTGCATTTGCTGCAGCATCAGGAAGTACCTTCTTCTCTTCCTTCTTCTCTTCTGCATAAAAGCCCTCATAACGACGACCTAGCAGTCCTCCCATAGTAGGATCCATCATGTAAAAAACGGCTAAAGCAATTGCAACGAGCAGAAGGGCCAGCACAATATTCCGGGATGTAGCCATTGTCTCTTTATCTATCTGCCGAGGGAGTATTTTTTTGATTTTGCAAAGTGTCCACAACTTCGGCTGTCCAGGTTCAGGATTCACTCATCATCTGAAAAATCCGATTCATTCTCGGAGAGATCAAATTCAGCATAAAATCGATCAATCGCATCGTCTGCGGCGTGACGCGCCTCTGCTACTTTTGCCAACAGTCCACGAATATGCTCTTTCATGGCATGTTTTCGCTCATCGGGGTTGTGTAGTTCAAACACTCCACTCCCCTCCTCTTCAATCCCCCCTATATCGTCCATATCCACTGAAGCAACCGATTTGGTCTCCTCGCCACCAAAATCAAAATCAATCACGCCATCCTCAGAACTATCCGGAAGAGTTTGTATAACATGTAGGGTCCAAACAGGGCGAATGTAGGACCGGGAGATTTCAATGCCACATAACACCAGACGAACAATCGCATTCTGTTTCTTCATTTCAGTAGCATCATAGGACCATACATTCGCAGTGGACCACTGTAAGGATTCGTCCCGTTGTATTACTATACCCCATGTTGGCGTAATCGCCTCCAATGATTCCAGCGTAGGAGGATTACGAAACAACGATTTCGTCGTTTGCAACTGTGTTAGTATTACGCTGCGCAGTTGTCCAATTTGTTTTTGTATAGTGATAGAGGGTTTTAATCCTGTATCAGAAGACCACTCAAGGTCGTGTGATATACTATGTTCAGGAGTAATACGGACATGAAAGTATGATTCGCCTGATGCATTTTGCTTTCTCTCCGGGGTTTCAAACACAAACGTATTCATTTCCTTATTTATACGTAATGCGGATGCGTTTTATACCAAAGTTCCGCGTTCTGTATAAGAATGGAACAGAGGGATCGGTATTCAGAAGCCACGTTGGATATGGCATCACACATCGGCGAAAAAATACTTGCAGTACTTCGTCACCCTGACAATCAGGCACGTGTTCAATCCATTATTGATCCTGTAATTAGTCATATCATACAGCGAGTTTTCCCGTATATATTATTATCGGCAATACTCTTTCTTATTATGATAATACTTACAATCGGTACGTTCTGGCTAGTTTTACGATCTGGAAATGGAGTCACGAATTCGATGATATCAGTGGGGACGGCAGGAGCATTGGTGCAGGCGGCATCCGATGTAATGAAGGTGTAAGGAGCGAACAGGCTTTATCGGAATCATGAAAGAGATTGTGTATAAATTCAGGTTCTACCGGTGGAGGTCCTTCGTATAGTTTTTCACGTTGTTTCTCACAGAGAAGTGTATTCAGGCTATCGTTTGCTCCTTTTAGTATAGCGCGTGCCTGAATCCAGAGTGTAGGCGTACGTATTCCTTCTCGTTTCAGTAAATCTTCCATACAGCCTTCGCTTTCATGGTAGCGTATCGTCCAATAAATGCGCTGATAGGACAATGTAGGTATCGAAGGGTTGTAATCGGTACCCATTAAGACACACATGTCTACAAACTGATCGTAGGAGAGTTGCGATTCTGACAGAATTGTTGGAAGCGAGTAATGAACCCACGCGTTGCGTTGATACAGAACAACTGAACGGACGCCTCTTGCGAGAAAGTCAGTATCCAACGTTAGAACCGCGGAAATATGATTTTCACGAGCAAGATAGGCCAGTACTGAATCGGCTTCGTGTTCAGCATTAATGGCTAAACAACCTGATGCATACAGAAGTTGTTTGATTTCATTTCGTTCATTTATATGGATTGTGCTTCGTTCACGATTTTCATCCGTCATCTGTTCTTTTTGGCGTTTCCGAACAAGATGCGTTGTAGTTTTCTCTTGAGGGACTTTTCCATCAAATACAAACAGCGGTGTAATTGCATGTTTGCGCAATTCAACAATAAGATCTGCAACCCATTCTACAGGCGATGTATGATTCTGTTTTGCCGAATAGAGAAATCCTAATATATCGATCCCTACTGTTGTATGCTTCCACTGATCCCATTCAATTTGTAAGGGTGGGGACTTACAGGCCCAGGATACCCATTTATAAAAGGAACGAATGCCCATAATCTTTGACATACGTTCGTCAAACAGTGCGAAGGTCAACTTTTCTACCACTGTCTAGAATAGAATGAGTACTGATACAGTCTCTCCAGGCGCATGGATCTTCCTATTTGTTATGATCTTTGTAGGATATTACATGATATGGTCAAAACAGGGAAAATATCCAATGGCGTACGTGGAGTCTACCGTAGACAAAGAGCGTTATTACGTACGTAACCTTCCTGACAAACAACAAGCAGCGGATCGTCTTGCACGTGTTCGCGAAAAAACAATTCAGTTACGCGATCATTTAGAAAAGACGCATGGAAATATCCAGTTTGTAAAACAGATTCTGAAAAACTTTCAGGCAAGCCCTGATCAATTTTCAGAATCGACTCCCGAGGCCGTCCATACATCCTACACCGTGGACAAGGAAAAGGTATTCATGTGTCTCCGACAACGCAATGAAAGAGAGGAACTTGTTCAGGAAAATGTCATTATGTTTGTTGGCTTACACGAGATCGCGCATGTAGGAACAGAGAGTATAGGTCATACTCCTGAATTTTGGAACAATTTTGCATGGCTTCTTCAACAGGCCGAAAAGATCAAGATCTATACCTATACCGATTTTGCGGCACACCCTGTTGAATACTGCGGAGTTCACATTACAGATTCCCCCACATACAAAGGGGGCGTAGAAGACGGCATTAAAGTTGTAGGAAGTTCAGATGATGTTCAGGCATCAACCGAATAATGTGCTTTAAACACGCATATATATTCTAAAAAGAATACTATTGAACCATAGAGAGAATGAATATCCTTACACCATCCCGGATTGAAACACTCGGTCGTGTTTCCATCCGGATTGTGGAACACGACGGTTCCAATACATCATGGACAATGGAGGCATACCCCTTTGAAACCATTTTATCCATTAAACAGCGTATCTCCCTACATCATTCCAAGGATCGCAAATGGCTTCCGAATCAGTTGTTTCTTGCAGAACCTGCAAACAACGGTGAATGGCGAACCCTTGAATTCTTGTGGCCATTTTCAGCAACCCTAAGTGACCCACTTTCTGTGGGAGTGCAAGGTGTTCCTGACAGTCGTATCATGGAAGGCAGTTTACGCAAACCAATTTTCCCTACAGTACTGTCTGGAATTTCCGTTGAAATGATGAATCTTTCAGTGCCCAACGAGATTCATGTATGGACACTTGCATCCATGACAAACGGTGTTTCCTACACGGATGATGTGAAATTTGGTGGATACTTTCAACTATATTTCCCTGGTCTAAAATCGTCTGCCGACATCGAACCTGCGTTACATACCGGTGAATTTACGGAAGAGGAAACCTCTACAATGTCAGTGTTTCAGGAATTTCGTACAATTACAGATGAGCGATTTGCACGAATTGAGTCGTGCATTCCTGAATTGCAAGAAAGACAGGTATCTTTACACGATTTGGCACACATTCGTTTTATAATGCCTACAAAAACACTTGAGGAGGGTTTGGAAATTCTATTCTATGAAAGCAAACCTACACCTGCATGTCCTATTTTACGGTATTTCCCACAGAATTCACGATCCCCTCCTTTGTTGAAGATGGCAGCATCCCCATCTGGCATTCCTGTGATCACGGACACCAAAGTTCTGAAGACATTGTTGTCAGAGCAACCTGATACAACCAAAGGAGACGTCTTGCTATTCAAGGTGCCGATCCCTCACAGCCGTACTCCTCCTGGAACGGCATGGACATTACGTGTCTTTGCAAATGGATCTGCTGAACTAACTCTTAGTGCGCCCCGCAAAGATACTCCTGTTTCCTACACTGTGATGGAACGCGCGATTGAAATCTTAGGCAGATTCTTACAGTCCACTCCCTGGTCTGGTATATCGCTGGACGCATTGCGGCTCGTCGAACTGACAGCAATATATGAGTTTACCCTTCAGCAGCAGGTAAAGAAACCTACATTGACTGAATTTGTTCAGAGACTGGATCCCTTTCAACCGCTCTTTTCGCGGGAAAAGACAGTTGAGAAAACATCCTCTCTTGCCCTTCGTTGGAAGGCCGTTTCGAACTATCGTCCTGAAACGAATCCGATTATGAACTATATTACAAATCAATTCTTGCGGAATGGTGCAATTCCGTTCCAAGAAAGGGACGTGAAGGAACTTGTGGGAAACTTATCACGGGAATTTGGTATAGCACCTGCGGATGCCGTATACCAAATTCAGGAATGGACGGCAAAACAGGCAGAACACATTGTTACAGATCCTGATGCACCAGAACGCGCTGTAGCAGCCCATGCACTAGGAACACTGGTATCTGTATTGAACGGTCATCCAAAATACTTCTTTCATGTTTCACTTGTAGAATCTGAAATTGATTTGCGCCGTATATTGACATGTTTGGAAGTATTGGTATCCTTTCCATCTGAACGTCTTTCCCTACAATTGTCTCGTGCGGAAGAAAAGGTTGTTGAACAGGCTGAACGTGCTCTTTCTGAGCAACAAAACGCAGCAAATGAAGTTGCTGCTGTTCCTGATGATGCCGAAGATGCAACCGCCGCATACGATCCCCTGTTGGATTTTGATTTTTTAATGGGGAGTGCTGAAGAAGGTGCTGAAGAAGGTGCCGAGGGCGCCGAGGAAAGTGCTGATGGTGCAGAAGAAGATAAAAAGGATGGCGAAGAAAAAAGTCCTGAAAAAACAGACCAAACAAAACTGTTGGAAATTCAAAAAGATGTACGATATCCTACACTCTTGAAGGAGGACGAGTCTTCCATATCATTAAGTCCTGAAGTATATATATCACAGTATGAACAGCGGGATCGTCCGTTGTTTGATTATACAATCGAAGGTCAAAAGGAGGTACAACTCTACAGTCGATCCTGTCAGTTGGCAAAACAGCCAAATATTATGTCACCTGAATCCTATCGCCGCATCCGTTCAATTTACGGCGATTCTGTCCATTGGTTGGAAGCACCTCTTAACAAATACTATATGGATGCTGTATCACTTGTATCAAAGTCTGTGGGTGAACGTATAAAGGCAGCAAAAAAGCGTAAATTGAAAACAGAAGATATTGTGGCTATGGAAAAACGCGCCTTGTCCATTGGAATTCCTCTGAAAAACAATGCTTCTGTAATGGGGGATGAGATGGATGAAGAATTAAAGGCGCTTGTGGAATTCCAACAGTCAAAACCTTTGTGGGTTGTAACCCGCGCAGGTTCGTCACGAAAACATCCAAATTACTACTTGTGTGCAAAGTATTGGTGTATGCGCGATGATTTGCCATTGTTGGAATCCGAATTTAATGGTGCAAAAATGCACAAGACAAATGCACCAAAAGCACCTAAGACATGCCCCTTCTGTGGAGGAAAACCGATTAAGTTGCCGCAAACAAAGGGTAAAACGGACTTTGTGGTAGCAAAGGGAGAGACCGTACTTGTTCGCAACCCCGTATCGCCTGACAAATATACAGAATATGCCGGATATTACACAAAGGTAATTCATCCCAATAAATATGCACTCCCCTGCTGTTTTGTAGGCCCTGACAACACAGAACCACCTGAAGGGTCCGAAGAATTGCCAATCCCTCTTGTAGAACTGCCAAGTACTCAACAAGTTCGCGATGATGCAGAAGACGCAGAGTCCGCCTCCGAAAAACCCGCTGAAGAGGTAGCAACTGAAACAATCCTGCGTACTGAAAAAGATCTCCTCACAGTCTTCCAAGATGCACGTATTAAGTTGGAATACATTCCCAAGCGATTTGAATTCCTGACAAAAAATCCAAATGCAAAAGCAAAGGATGTATATCGCATTATCGACAAAGACAACAAAATAGAAATCAAGGCAAAGAAGATATTGCGTGCTTTAGTGTTGGAATCCGAACAATATCCCTTTGATGCTGGAAAGATACGGCTTTTGCCGCAAGCAGTTGATACCTTTTTAGGACAGAACCGTACTACATATTTAGAAGGGCGCAAACACGGTGAGATTTATACACATCCTGATATACAGTGTCGTGCATTTTTCAGAATTGGATTGGGTGTAGGAACACAAAATCCTGGCAGGATGATGTTACAACTGATTGCATTTGCTCGCAATTGTGTTTCACAAATTCTTACAATTCCTGAACCAACACTCACTCCAGAAGATATTTTACAGGACATGTTCGAAACCAATCAAATTCATACATTTTACGCATTCCAACAAGCCAATTCAGGAACACTGGTGTCTGAATTTGCAGATCCTACACGATCCATTTCGGATACGGTATTTCAGGAATGGTGTGGCACAATGGGATTACCTTTACCACAACAACGTGCCTATGCGATGCATGTATACAAAGCATGGTTAAACTTCCAAGACTATGTACGGGATGTAATGGAACCCAAAGAATGGCGACTATGGGAACATTTGTTTGCAGCACCAGGACTTTTCTCCAGTACAGGAGTCTTGATTCTACGTATCACACAAGATGCAGAAGGATATGTACACCTACAATGCCCTACAATGGGTGTCTCGCCTCGTAGTCAGATCGTGAAACAACCGCTTATGATATTGTATGAGGATCGTAAATCCCAATTGTCAGAACCGCTCGTGTTTTATCACGGACCTGATATTTTGTTGGGCGTTATAGACCCTCAATCGCCAGACTTTGATTTACTGTCTCCCTCTGTGCGTTCTGCGATTTCAGGATTTTATGCACAGTTTTTGGATCCCAAACAAGGATGCGGTCGCAGCGGACCTCTTGTCCATCCATGGCTGTTGGAACGTTCTTCTGCTTCAGTCCCCTTCCTGGGTTCTTTATTAGACTCTTGTACAGATTTGGATCTAAAACCTCAATATTTACTCCGCGATAAAACACAGCGTCTTGTTGGTCTGTGTGTACATACAAAATATGCCGCAGATACACCTGTATATATTCCTGCCGTTGATGATGGTACAATTGATATTGAGTTGCCATCCTTCTACGATGTTGAAGCACTTCCTACACCACCTCTTCAACTTCTTCTGAATGTGTTGTATGGACCTTCTGGAGGAGATGCTACAAAAGGGCTTGCCTATCATCACAAAGGTCTATTGCCTGTGCAATTGCGCGCAAAAATGCCAGAAGCACTCTATACAATTCTTGAAACAAAGTGTGGTTGTTTCATGCCAATTGTACCTCTGGGTATGTCCGATTCAGTTCCACATGTTGATTTCCCTGCCCTGAAAAAACGGTCTTTAACAGACAAATCCTTTATTGACAGAACGCCATGGGAAGAGGACTTGCGTGCACTAGGTGCAATTGATCTAAGTGATGCCGCAAAACACGCACAGACTGTATTGCTATACAATCCTGAAGAGGCATTGGATAACGCATATCAACATTTGCGCCTCTCACTGAGTCGTTGGCTTACTACAGCGAAAGGAAAGGCTCTAAAAGATCAGATTGTATTGTTGCGGGCGGCAAGATCGAGGTTGCCATTGTACGAGTTACGAAAACGGGGCGATTTATTGTTAATGGACATTGTCAAGAGATGGATTCATGTTTCAGAAGCAAAAGAGCAATCCCATTCATTACTGCGCCGCGATTGTTTGCAGATTCAGAAGGAAGGTGATTGTGAGGGAGCATGTTCATGGTCAGAAGGGCGTTGTTTGATACATGCATCTTCAACACCCCGTTATGTAGATCCTGTATATGTGCTTACAGCGCGTCTTGTAGATGAGTTGATACGAACACACAATGACGCCCAGCAAATTCTTCAGCAGAAGGTACCGCGCCTTACACCACCCAAGGGCATTTTACATGAACCTGATACGCTTACAATGGCATTTGAAGGTCGCGGAGACAAATCCTTTTCTGAGTTAGGGTTGTTAGGGCGTCTTCCTACAAAATATACAAAGGGCCAAACCTATCCTGAAGAAATGACAGATCACGATGTTGGATTGGAGGAAACACGTCAAGGCATTCCTCTTGCATGGGAGAATGTTGAATACCCACCCCAACATGCCAACACGGTTCGTGATCCTCGTTTGGCACTCATTGTATTTTGGAGCGCATTCCTTGAAAAACCTTGGGCAGAACTTCAGCCTTTCTTTACAGGACCGATTCAGTATTCTGCTCTCGCAAACATGAAAGGAATCCACATGTTGTTTACAGAATGGGATGGATCTAAATTCCAACTTTCAGGATGGATTGCGCCCACACCAGAACCCACAGGAGAACGACAATTCATCCTGTTTGATCCTGACCATACACCTTTGTATTCTTCACACAAGGGATCCTACATATTCAAAGAGAGTGATTTGCCTACACCGATACGTCAGTGGTTAGACCATTCCTCACAATCTGAAACGGTTGAAGGTCCCGTCCTTGACCTTGAGTCTGCAAAGTCAGAAGTGAAGGAACCGTCCAAGGAAGAACAACTCGTGGAGGCCATTCAAGCGAAGAATACCCAACAAATCAAAGATCTCTTGAATGCGGGTGCAAATCCAAATGCCGGTGTAAAGGTCGCGTTGGCAGGAAAAAGTCCCGCAATTCTAATGGAACTTATACGTCGTGGTGCAGAGGTGGATCCTGATGATCTGTACTACTTCGCAAAGAAAACGGAAAGCAAGCGCGCACTCACACTTGCCATCAAACTCATAAATGAAGAAATCAAAAAGTTGGAAAAGGAAGGAAATTTTGAAACAGCAAATCTCCTTCGCGAGGGATATAATTTGGAAGATGATTAAATTCCATAAAAAATGACATTTGTGATTTTTGTATACGATTTATACTATACATCCTATACATTCTATACATTCTTCTGCAAAATGTCTGATATCAACGTAACTGAAAATGAACACGAAAGTGGAATGACTCGCGTAGTTGATTCTCTGTATCTGGGAAACTACTACGACGCAAAAACCAATCCTCACATGGATGTTATTATTTCTGCACTCACACCTGAAGAGTATGTAAAGTATGGAGTGAATCCGCCACCTCATGTAGAATGGCATCGTCTTCTGATTGACGATTCTGAGAAGGAATGGATTCTGGATCAGTTTTATGTTGTCCATGCAATCATTCGTAAATGGATTCGCGGAAAAAGTATTCTGGTTCACTGTGCTGCTGGAATCAGTCGTAGCCCTACACTGGTTGCCGCGTATCTCATGATTGAAAATGGATGGACTCGCCGAAAGGCGATTGAGTATCTGTCCAAACTTCGCATGTGTATCTGTCCGAATGATACATTCATGAATCAACTGAAGACTCTAGAGTCGCGTATTCTCAACACAAGTCTTCCCAGAACTCCATCTGTTTCATCAGAAGTTGAGTATGAAGAGACGGAAAGTGTAGACATTCATGTAAAAAAACTACAAGTTGATGAATCCGATGATACTGATAAAGAGAATAAACAAGATCTATAATGTGTGGTACATTACTCTTTTTTTGTTCTGGTTGCAAACATATCAAGAACTTCCTCTTCCATCCGATTGATTTTTATAACACGAAAGGATGGATTGATCGGATGTAGGACAACCAAGGCGAGTTCAGAAACCGTGGCACCATACAATTCCTCCAGGATCGTCCGATAAATGTTCAGTTGAAGAGAATAATGCCAGTAATTTGTGTCAGGTAGGTGATCTACTGGCGACTTTCCGGATTGCCATTTATTTTCGTACTTCATCTCTTTTGCACGTTTCCAATCATAGATTGCAAATGTGCCATCTGGTTTTTTGAACACCATATCAATGGATCCTGCCAGTTTAATGTCTTCCTTAAACACCAACCATTCCGTACGAAAGGGCTGTAGGCCTTGTGGGATTCGCCAACGTGTTTCAAATGCCTGAAAATAGTCCCATTCAGGTCCAGGATTTGCCGACCATTCATCGCCTTCCAGGTTTCCAACAGGTTCCGCGTTGTAATAATGTTCAATGTCCAAATGCATACGTGTTCCTGCAGCAGATGCTTCCTCGCCTGATGCATTCCATTCGGCCTTAATTTCTTCGGCCGTTTTGCCATAGTATTTGCTCGTTGGCCATTTATCAGATGCCATCATTTTCGCAATCACCGCGCCCGCATTAAAGTCTTCAAAGAACTTGTGGATAAATCCAGTACAACTGACCCATCCTTCTTTTGATCCGTCAATTGTGTACGTGTGCGTACTTTCCTCAAACTGAATCCGCTCATCACGAGGATGCGCGTTCTTTACTGCGAGTCGTTGCCATTCTAAAGCACCATCTGAAACCGTTTGGGGCATTTCTACTACTTGATTCTATAGCCGTTAGGATCACACATCAACTTTGTAAGGCGAGTCGGAAAAATTGAAGGCCTCGTGATTCAGTGGGATCCTAATTGTCTTCTGTTCAGTTTCTTTCAGTTTCTTTCAGTTTCTTTCAGTTTCTTTCAGTTTCTTTCAAGATGTCATTCGTTCCTCGTAGATCCCCTCGTCTTGCCGCAAAGGCAACTACAAAGAAGCCTTCTACAGAGGAAGTCTTCAAAATGCTGAATGATTATATGAATGCGTGTGGTGTTGTAAAGTCAATGAGTGTAAGAGCATCCATTCTCACAGGCATGGTGCGCTATCTGATTCGCAACACTGAATTCCTGAAAAAGAATGAACCTTTCTACAAGTCTGTTCTGTTTGTCAGTAATGCCTATAAGGCTACACCGTTTGAAGATTCAGTAGCATACGATGAATTTCAGAAGGCAGTTTCTGATCTTTCCGTACTAATGAATACCAAGTAAACCACTAAACCACCAATCCAAACAATTGATTTACTTTTGACTTTATACTAAATTCAGTGCATCGTCAATTCTATTTGCAACAGCAGCCATATCAGTTTCTACATATCCACGAGTTGTCATTGCTGCCAAACCAATACGAATTCCTGAAGGTGTAAGTGCCGACACATCTCCTGGGATTGTATTTTTGTTCACTGAAATTCCTGCAAGACCCAACCGTCGTTCTGCTTCTGCGCCGTTCATCCCTTTCGTTCTCAGATCGACCAAGAACATGTGATTATCCGTTCCTCCTGTTACAATTTCATATCCTCGTTGTTGGAGTTCATCGCATAGATGCCGTGCGTTTTTCTGTACTTGTTCCATATATCTTACAAATTCATGAGTTGCAACTTCTTTCAGTTGTACGGCAACCGCGGCAATTTGGTTCATGTGAGGACCTCCTTGAAGACCAGGAAAGACGGCCTCGTGGATTCGTGTACCCAAAGATTTCTTGAAAAAAATCAGGGCAGACCGAGGACCACGAAGTGTTTTGTGGGTTGTCGTAGTCACAACATCACATACCTCAAATGGATTTGCTAAGAGCCCTGTTGCAACAAATCCACTTGTGTGAGCAATATCGGCCATCAGATAGGCACCCACTTTGTCAGCAATTGTACGAAAGCGTTTGTAATCCCAATCGCGTGAATAAGCGCTTGCTCCGCAAATCAGAAGTTTTGGTCGTACTTCCAACACCTGATTCTCAATTGCATCATAGTCCAACAATCCATGCGCGTTGACTTTGTAGGCGTGACTTTCAAACACCATTGCTGCCGCAGAAACTTTGCGTTTCGCAGTCTGAAATCCGTGCGATAAATGTCCACCTGAAGAAAGATCAAGGCCCATCAAGGAATCACCAGGTTTCAATACACCCAAATAAACGGCCATGTTTGCTACACTTCCTGAATAGGCCTGCACATTGCATCCCCATTCAGTTGGATCACAATGGAAGGCAGAAAGTGCTCGTTCCATACAGAGAGTTTCCAGTTTGTCGACTACTTCAGTTCCGCCATAGTATCGTTTACCAGGTAATCCTTCGGCATATTTGTTTGTAAAGATGGAACCCAAGGCCTCCAAAACAGCAGGACTTGTGAAATTTTCAGAAGCAATCAACTCAATTCCTTCCTCCTGCCGTTTTGTTTCTTGTTGAAGGAGGTCCCATACATCACGATCCGTGTCAAACAAAGCCATTTAGATCTATATATTTACTACACATCTAAATCTCTAAATACTGACAGTCACTCATTACTGTGTACTTTATTTAATTCGTTCTTTTCAAAATGCCTTTGGCCTTCATTAGTTTATCATGAACGTCCTTGTCTAAACCATAAAGCAATGCGGGTGCATTACGTGAAATATAAATCTTCATGTCTCCCTGACAGTCAAACCCAGTATAATCGCATCCTGCAGTGTAGTACACGTAGGCATCTTTACCATCTGCGGCAGTAACTTTACACAAAAGATGCCAATTTTCTTCATCGTTCGTTCCTTCGTGAATCCAATAATACTCATTAATATTGTTAGGAAAATCTCCAATATCAATAGGTTCCTCGTCAACTAAACCTGTACAAATCTCACTAGGTTTGTAATAAATATCATTGCTGTTTATGAATGAAAAAGGATATTCCAATGCTTTACGATTTAGTGTATCGCGGGGTTCAAATTGTGATGTAGGTGCAAAAATATTGACTTTCTCGTTTGAATAATCTTTTAATGGTTTTAGAATGGTATCCATTATAGACTGATTTGAGAAGATTCCATAGTATGGAGTTTTTGGTTTCGGTTTCACTTGGGTTTGTACATCCCCATTATGACCACAGATTCTTGACTCTTTTTCACATCCAGGGGTTTGACATATTCTATATAAATCATCGTCAAACTTCTTGTTGCAACAACATTTCTTTGAAAAGCCGCACCAAGAACAAAGTTCCTTACAAGGACATTTTCTCGGATCAGGATGTCCAGGAAAAAGTGCAACATCAAACAATTCCCAATTACCATATCCTTTCCTACACCTGGAACATTTTACAGCATAGGACGAGGGATGAAACTTGCCTATAGTACATTTATCTCCTTGAAAACTTACATATTCATATGTAATAGGATTCTTACAAAGATTGCATGTAATATTAGTAAGATCTGATTCTTTGAACATTTCTATTGTTGAATAGAATATAAACATTTAAGTAACGAGTGATTTAGAAGTGGAATGGAATTTTTAGAAGAATTGTCAACACTTCAGAAGTCAGTACAAGAATGTGTGGACAGTAAAGAAACAAAACGACTCTTGGAATCCTTTAAGAAAGGATTTCGCGAATTTCTCACAAGTCAGAAATCGTCTATTGAAAATGAATTTCGTCAAAAAACAGAAATGGATCCTTACGTATACCAACATACTGTATTTCGTACATACAGTCCTGGAGAACATTATAAAGGTATGTGTGTCTTTTTCAAATCTTCTTCTGAAATGAGGAATTTCTATACGGAACTCAAACAAATGTACGTATATTGTTGTAATGTGTTTATGAAGGATGTGCCGTCTCATAAAAAGAAAAAGTGTACATGCGGAAACTGTTACAGTATTCTACGGTATCGCTCAGAATATTCCGAACCATGCAATCGTGAACATCCTCCTCACAAAATCTGTGTTGCCTTTACAGTTCAATTGCCAAAAAAAACATGAAAGCACATAAGAAAGCAAATAATTGTATCATATACATCAGAATAATCGTATTTTGATGTATGTTATTTAGGTGTAGTATCGTTATTGGTAGTGTTGGGATTTGTACCATAGTATCGTGTATACACGGGGCTGCTTAGAACATCTGTTTCGCGTTCGCGATCACCAGATTCACGGCGCTCTTTCATCTTGGCGTAGGCCTGCGTTACCCATTTTGCATATGACTCGTAGTCATCCAGAACAGAATCAGTGTTGGTGTTGTTGGAAGTTGACGACATTGTAAGCGGAATTTCTAAGAAAGCAATACGCACACACAAACAAAAATGGTATAGAAAGGGTATCAATTTTTTTGGATCTCTAATAGCGAAGACCAACGGCGGCCATCATGGCCTTTCCAACCAAGTTGGGTCCAAAGATCACACCGTCTTTTTCCAGACCACTGAACTCATTGTAGGATGCGGAAGTGTAAAAGACGAGTTTGGCCTTCTTTTCACGGACCTTTTCCAGAATGGCATGGAAGCGTGCATCTTTCTCGTACCGTTGTTTCACATATCCGTAGATGACTTCTTCTTGTTTGGCAGTCCATGCTGCTTCATCGAATTTTGCACCGGCGCGTTTCATGTCGGCAGGCTTTGCGGCTTTGCGCACTTCGTCGCCTTCTTCAGCCAGGAGTTCTTGGAGTTCTTTGTCATCCAGTTTTCCTTTTTCTTCCAGACGTTTGCGTTCGAATTTCTGGTGGAGTTCACCAGTTTCCGCAAAGAGCATTGCCGCCAGTTGTGGTTTGTTGGTTCCATATTTGTATTTTGCAGCAGTGAATGCGGCTTCCATTGTAGGATACACAACAGAAGAATCTTCCAGATCCTCAAGAGGGAAGGGTGCATAGGTGGACAACCAGCGACGCCAGGACTTATCCTTCATACCCAAATCGTCCTTTTGTTCGGAACGATGGTAGAACTTGTAGGTAGGTCCGGTTGCCAACACAAGCCCTGATGCATCTTCTACCTCTGGGACAGGTGCAGGAGGGGCAAGATCTGCTTCGTCTTCAGGTTTTGCTTCCTCTGCTTCTGCCTCTTTTACGACAGGTTCTGGTACAGGAGGGGGGAGAACAGGAGCAACAGGAACAGACTCTTCCATTTCAGGAATTGCACCAAGATTGCCATTCACCTCGCCAAGCATTTCAGGTGCGGCATCCTCCTCAATCACAAGTCTTGGTTGGTTAGGTGAGGGTCTTGCAGGGGGTACAGACACCAGAACACGTTCTACAGGCGCTAGACCTACACCTTGGGTTTTGCGTTTTAAGATAAACCAACGGTTGAGGAAGGAGAACTGTTTCAGAATAGGTGTCATGTGGAAGTTGCGACCCGTGTGTGCAGCCATCTGGAACGATTCTGAAAACAGATTGGTTGAAGACTGCAGACCCATCTGAGCGCATTCTTCGGCATCCAACAACTCTAGACCAATTTCACCCAGTCGTTGTTTCATGTAGGACCAACTCACAAGGTATTCTGTGTATGCCTCACCAATGCTAATGAAGGAAACATCAATCGGCCATCCAAGACCTTCTGCACTTGCAGGAAGTATATCGCCCTCATAGCGTTTCGTAATGCTCCAAACATCCACATCCCCTTCTGTGCCTTTACGAGTCTCTCCTGTAGCCAGACCTGAAAGAAGATTCGTGACCGAATCGCCATCAAAACAGCACCCTACAAAGTATCCTCCCACTTTCAGTGTTTCAGCAATGTTGCGCAACCAACCGTCCAGCGTTGCAGCATCCTTGAAGAAGTAATGCGCAGAGAACATACAGGCAACTGTATCAAATCCCTTTGATGCAGTGTTCTTCATTGCCTGTGCATAAGGTGGCGCGGTAGGTTCTTCATTTCCCCACAGACATCTCAGAATCGCACGATCCATGGGCGTCTGACCGGCACCACCATCCGAGAGTGGCAGAGATACATTGGCCTGAACAAAGATCATAGGTGGATACTGACCCTGGTGTTGAATCATTTGATCCAAATACCGCCTGTAAGCACCATCGCGATTCTCTACAAGTCCCATTTCAGCAATATCCGTTCCCAGAACAAAGGATACACCTTGTCTAGTCCATTTGTGCATATCACCTGCCTGACCACATGTCATATCATACAAGGAACCGCCTCGTTGCAGTGTTCGTGACAGGAGAATATCTTCCTTGATATACTTGTTGTGGAATTCGCGTAGATTACGAACACGATAGAGATCGCGCGCCGGTGTTTTCTTTACATAGTACACATTGCTGCTAGGTAGTTGCGGCATACTTTCCGATGAGGACTCTTCCAGAGATCCTGTGCGAATCATATGTTCCGATACAGGATTGTGTATGGATGACCAAATACTGTTTGCTACCATATCCGAGTTCATAGTTCGTGCAAAGTTCTTGCGGCCAGGTGTACGGAGTGCTGTTTGGAAGCGCTCCGTCTTGTCCCAACGAACACGAATCGGTTCCCAGCGCCACCCTGGTGGTGCTGTAGGATGGTAGGCCATTTCCACAATGGATCCTGACACAATAGGATCGCGGGATCGTGTACAGCGAATCGTGTTTGAATCCACTTCCACAGAGGAATCGCCGGCACCTGAACCCATGACAGGACTTACAGCCATAGGTACATAGCATACAGAAGCCATTGCGTCCGGTGGCTGTGGTTTGAATTCAACAGGTCTGTACTCTCCTTGGTCTTTGCTGGCAGGAAGAGGTTTGTTGTTCAGAATTGTGTCACGAGGGTCCAGGAGAGCAGGATCTGTTCGCGACCCTACAAGAAGGCGGAGTGTCTTGCAGGTAACCACCTCATTTGTATCTTCACGAATCTTCTGCGTAACGTATTCCACTCCTGTGGATTTTCCATCTACGTCACGAACTTTTTCAGTCTCCACCAGAAAGTCAATCGTATTCTCTTCCGCCGGTTTCCATTTGAACTGTGCCCTCCAGGTACCCATGTTCTTAGGGAGAGAGGGGTGGTTGGGTGTAAAGATCAGACCGTCCGAATGATAGGGTGGATCAACCTTCAGACGATCCAGTACAGATGCCGCCTCTTTGAAAATACCGATTGGATCACCGGCATTCACAGAAGTCTGAAATGTTTTCTGATGTATGCTCAAGGACAGATGTTCAGGAATGCCCGCAATACTGCGTTCAGCATTTGCAAGAACACCGGTTGCTTCACTCATTGCTGCAAGACGTGATACTGCAACATCCGTTCCGCGAACCATAAAGGGTCGTTGACTCACATCCTGACCTCCCTTTCCGTTGTAAATGTCAAAGGCATAGAATCGAGAAACACGATTGTTTTGTGCATCACGGCGTACCCATTCGCCATCCAACACACATCCGCCCCATTCAGCAGCAACATCGCGACTCAGTCGTAAGTCAGTTCCGTATACAGTCATGTTGGAATCGACAAGATACATACTTCCTGATTTCATTACAACCAAGAGAGTACGAAGGCCATCGGCCTTATCCGTTACGTTATAGTCATCTGTACGTAGATTTGCAACATCAGTCACATCTGGAAGAATGTTCTGACGTTCCAGTGTCACAGGTTGAGGGCCGGGGAAGGATCCCATATCAGCACCTGTCTGCTTTGCAAGGAAATCAAGAACGTTCTTTCTCACAGTATCGCGAACCAAGACGAATGAGCGTTGCAGACCTCGCAGCACAGTGGCAATACCTACCATCATAGACTTGATGGTTGCGCCTTTGAGCATCTCCACTTCGGCCTCATATCCTACAGGCTGTTTGCTGAGTTCTGCGCTAGCAAAGGATACGGACTGAACATATTCGCCCATTGTAGTCTTGCGATTCTGTCGGACAACGGATAGATCAAATCGCAGACCTTTGTGATGCAGAGAAGTAAAACTATAACGTTTGATGTAACGGAAGAACTTGGGAATCGTGGACCAGCGTGCAAGTACATCACGAACACGGGCGTCATCCATGGCGAGTGGGATTTCACTGCGAAGTTTGATGCGAACACCATAGTCTTTCCAATCTACTTCACTCTTTGCGCCTTGAACACGCTTCCTTTCTTTGGATTGTACGTGAAAGGGTTTGCCGACGAGGACGTTATCATTGCAGTATTTTTGAATGATACCTTCACCTACAAGTGTAAACCGAAGACCTCCTGCATTGATGTTCAGTTTCGCAGGCTGTGGTTCTTCCTGAAGACCCAGGGATCGAAGATGTTGAACAACATCCAACCAGTTTGTATGGCCTTGAATCTTGAAGGTTGCCTCTAATTCGGCATTGTCGTCACCAGATTCCCAGGCGTTCCACAACGCCTGGACATCTTTCATGTCAGTAGGGTGTAACTCCAGGGACATCTTTCTACTTTGGAATAAGGGTCTTAGATTTAAGGCAGCACGACCTCAACTTTTTTATTATCGTCATTAAAAAATAGTATGATACCCCGGATTCAGATCTATCGTAGACGTTGTTTTGTGCGTTCAGATGCAATCTGTTGAACACGTTCTGCCTTTTTACCACTTACAGAAATGCCCAACTTTTCACCAAGAGATTCCAACTCATCCAAAGACAGTTTTTCCAGCCCATGTTCTACGGAATAGGCAGATCGAACCTTCCATCCAGAGGTAAGGACTGATGGATTGTTGGAAATAGGAACACCTGACGCAGTTACGTGATACAGTGGTGGGTTTGTTTTTCCAGAGGACAAGTCTGCAGCAGGCCAGATTCCTACACTCTTGTCCTCTTCCTTCCATACTGCGATACGAATCCCTTTTGCCAAACATACATAGTCAAGAGTTGCAGAAGTTGTCTTGTCAGTAAAGATTTTTGACCAATCAAACACCTGTTTGGGTGGAACAGATCCACCACTCGCAGCACGAGGAACAAGATAGGCTTCCAGATGCGTCTTTGTCCACCCACGAGAACGTCCTGATTCATTCTTGTACAATTCTCCAAGTTTACTCTCCAAAATACGGGCCTCTTCGGCTTCCATAGACTGACGAACAGAGAAAGATGCAATGTCGTACATCGCATCCCGCTCTTGAATGCCCACACAGGTAGGATCTACGCTGCGCTTTTGTGCGCGTAGAACAACGGATCCAGATTCTTGTTGTACCGTCTGCTGTTTTAGTTGTTGCACCTGTTGCACCTGAAGCACAGGTTGTGGTACAGGTAGAGACTGTACGATTGTAGGAGGGACTATATGAGAGACTGTAGGGTGTACAGATGATTCAGAAACAGATTTTACTGGACGTAGGCAAGGTAGAGGAATAAATTCTTGAACCTCGTCCATTGTATCAGAGTTGGTAGAAGAGTGATCCGAGACTGTCTCTACAGTCTCTACTACTGCCGTTTGTCGCATGACAGGCGATGTAGGTCTTGGTAAAGCAGTATATACAGGCATCACTTTGCCTACTGCCTTATCTGTACTTGCAATTGTAAACCGATCAATACTGGCTTGATGCTTTACAATACAGGACTTTACAGTAAACATTTGTTCATCATTTTCAGAAATTGCACGTGCAATATCTGTAAAGGAAACCATTTGTGTATTTGATACAATTGAACTTTAGATGTTTGTATGTTTAAGAGTACTTAAAATCGAGTCGCGATCCATCAAATTTGCACGATTTGTTTGTGTAAATAGCAAAAACCGTTCCAAATCGTCAAACACGCCCTGTGGGAGTGTCGCAACGTTGAAAAAAATGCCATTCTGATTTTCAGAAAATCCCACTTCGTGTTTTTGAAGAATACGTCCAATTTCAATGTACTCGGATTTAGAAAGTCCTTTTAAACTCTCTAAAAACTGTTTTCTACGAACGTATTCCTGTCCATGTAAGATTGTTCCTGATGCTCCGGGCGCGTCTGAAGACATTTTACTAAGAAAAAATTCTTTCTATATTATTCTTCACCGCGGTTACTCGGCACCTGAATGTAGTTTACCGACCGCCATGATGAATGTATCATTTGTCTGAAACCGACTTCGTTCAATGCGTACTTTTACAGTATTACGTTCTTTAAGACCGTCAAATTCGGTATCTCCTACATGAAGATCGCGTGGTAGCAGAATGCGCATAGCATCTTCAAATACTGCATACACACCCATCTTATTGACTTTAATTACATTTGCAGTAATAACGGAACCTGCTGTAGGGTACAGGACTTCACAACTGACTTTGCAGTCAAATACCAGATTTCCCGTAAATTTACCATTTTCAGCAACGCCCATACTGCGTCCCAATAGTTTGATAGAGCCGGGGCGAACATATCCATTCGAGTTACATTTTCCTTCGAGTAGTTCACGTAGATTCTTTTCAAGAAAGTCCTTGATTTCGCTGGTATGTTTCACATGATTCAGTTCAGTGGCCGGTAGCGCCACACGCTCGTCCATATAGATTGTTTTGTACATTTCCTCTGATGTGTGTATCTGTTCTTGTTTTGAGAGAATGCCTCAAATTTCATCACATTGCGACCAGACTTGCAACAGAGTTATTTTCTGTATGTAGATCGCTTGGTATGGTGTCCAGACTTGCGAGTTGCACGACGTTTATGTTTTCCTCCTTTATGCATAGAGGTCTCACGAATGGAATAAATAAGATCCTTAAACACAGTTTGACAATGATCAGCAGAAACAGCATGACCCGTCCGCAACATATCATCGGATACAATGCGACCAATTGTCTTTTGAGTAGGTTCTAACAAATATGCCTTGCCGACTTCTACGTTCTTGAATTCGCTGTCGAGAACATACACCTTCTGTCCCAATTCTAAACGGCGCAAGGGTTTTCCAATCACATGGTTTCGACTCACAGACAAAGATGTCATTGGTAATCCAGTCTTGGGGTTTGTATCAAGTGTGCACTGATGGCTTTTGTACTCACGTGATGTTTTATACATCTGTAAGGACTCGTCATCCAAACATGTAATGCTTGAAATCTTTCCTTTTGCGTTTGCAATGTAAAATGTAACATTTTCAGAACTAATGTCGACATTCGTTCCTTCCACGATAGGTTCAAAACATTTACTACTGTCGACTCCTGATTCAAATTGAGGCATGTTTTTGCGAGGCAACGGTATTGAATCAGTGTTATTATTGCTATTGTTATTGCTATAATTATTATTGTTATTAGATACATACGTGCTGTTGTTACTGTTATTATTGTTATTCATCAACAATGTTCGGATTTCTATTGTTCTTGCTACATCAATTATGCGGTGACCATTGACAACAATATGTTTATCGGCGCCTGCTTCCAACAATGCCTTTACAATTTCTAAATATCCCCACTGTGATGCGATATATAAAGGGGTCTCGCCACTATTTAGTGCCTTATTTACGTTTGTACCTGCTTCCAACAAGGCTTTCACAACTTCTACATAAGATGCAACGTGTAATGGAGTGGCGCCATTGTCTGTTGTTGCCTTATTTACATCAGCACCTGCTTCCACCAAGGCTTTTACAACTTCTACATTCCCTAAACGAGATGCGGTGTATAATGGAGTCATACCATTGTCTGTTGTTGCCTTATTTACATCAGCACCTGCTTCCACCAAGGCTTTTACAACTTCTACATTCCCTAAACGAGATGCTGTGTATAATGGAGTCATGCCATTGGCTGTTGTTGCCTTATTTACATCAGCACCTGCTTCCACCAAGGCTTTTACAATTCCTACATGTCCCAAAGTGGATACGATGTATAATGGAGTAAAACCATTGTCTGGTGTTGCCTTATTTACATCAGCACCTGCTTCCACCAAGGCTTTTACAACTTTCAAACGCCTTTGGTCGGATGCTACATGTAATGGAGTCATACCATCATTACTTGCCTTATTTACATCAGCACCTGCTTCCAATAATGCTTTTACTATTTCCAAATGCCCTTTCTCGGATGCGATATTTAAAGGGGTTATACCAGTGGCTATTCTTGCCGCATTTACATCAACACCTGCCTCCAATAATTCACGAACTTTCGTAATATCACCATGTCTTGATGCTACAAATAATCTAGTTTCCCTTGGAGGATTCCCCCCTCTATACACCCTTCGGGTGCTCTTTTTCATCACGGGCATGTTCTCTAATTACACGTATCAGAATTAGTTTACACATCCTTCATTGATGTACCTGCCAGAATGGCCTCTACAACGGATAAGAACCAACGTTTACCTCCCACACGGTGTATATCTGACCACCGTAGCAAGAATTCCATGTAGGAACACACTTGATTTTTGGTAAGATCTGTAATATGCATAAGTTCCCCAGAGGATTGGCGGCGTGCTTTTTCAGGTTCTGAAACTTTATTCGCCGGATCATCATCCAACAGAAGATCCAGAATCGCATGATCTGCGGGAAGCATTTCGCGAAGTGCAGACTGAATTATTTTTACACGATTTGTGTGGTTATCCAAATTGCTTGTATTAAAACACATTGCACCCTTCATTTCTTTATCATCCGATTTCACAACGGATTTGAATACAATACTTCCTTTGAAGGGAATCAGGAAGCCAAACGCAGGACCTGTTTGGGTTTTGCGATCCACAGGAGGACCTGTTACTTTTTCAACTTCACTGAGCAAGTTTCCAGGACATATTTGAGGAGATGCGTCTCCTTCCAAATAACAATACGTTTCTATCTTCTTCGTTGCCGAATTAAATACACGATATCCTGACAGTTCGCTGCGGAAATATTCTGCCGGTTGATAGCCTTTTAGAAGTTGCGATTCCGATTCTGTAAGGGGCGATTTCTGAACATAATACTTCAACACAGATCCTCTCTGTTCTAAAGACCATTCTGTGTCCATCCACCACTGTTCTGCAATTCTGCCCGTTTCAGGCAGTTTACGGAACAAGTAAAACACAGTTCTCCACCCTTCAAAAAAGACTTTCTTCATACCTTCTGGCGGTTTAATTGTCTGTTTAAGTTCTTTACCAAACACATCTTCCAATTTCAGTTTCCATGTACGCAAGGTGTCCAATGATTCTGTGGGGGATGCAGGTTGGGGAGGTTCTGGTCCTGGTTGAGGCCCTGGTGCAGGCAAGGGACCAGGGTGAGGCCCTGGTGTAGGCAGTGGGCCTGGTTTTGGGACAGGTACAACTGTGGGCAGCATAGCCGTACTGATCTTTTCGTCAAATATCTTTCGCATTAAATCCATTGATCGCGGCACTCGACCATACGCACGTCCATACCGCAACGCCAAAGGAATATCTGGATCCGTAACATGCAGCGGTTGAAATACAACGTACCCGTTTCGCAGAACCAATGTTCCGCGAATTCCATCACGGCGCTGAATCACAAATTGAGGATTTCCTAATACAGCGCGTAAGCCCACTGCACCTATCTCCCACGGCATATCTCCATAGACAGTTTTACGAATTTCGTCCAATGGAAACATGACATCCTCCGTTCCAAACAGGCGTCTCAGAATTGTTTGTTTCTCCAAAAAACGACGGCGTGCATCAAATTCCTGATATGTACTTGTATTCTTTACAGTCTCTCCGTCTATTTTTGCAGTACATGTATACTCACATGCCTTCTGAAAGTCACAAATGCTGGTGTAGGGGCGATCGTGGGGATCATACTTTGGAATACGACGCCCTTGGGCGTCTTCTACAAGTCGTGTTTTTAGTCCTCGTAACAACACAGCATCGCGGTTCATCAAGCAATCCCAGGCAGACGTCTTAATGATTCTCTGTACCTCTCCAATCGGTATGGCCTTTCGTGCGGCAACTCTGTATGCATACAAGTCTCCTGTTTCATATTCTGGAACACTTACAGCATGTAAATAAATCAAACAGTTCCTCTGTTCTATGGGCAGCGCTGCATGACTACAATAGCGAACTGCTCGTCCAATCACCTGTTCAATGCGGTTCAAATGGTACCACCCATCCAACAAGTGATTCTCTCGGATGCATTTCAGATCCAGGCCTTCGGATGCAATTTGGCTTCCCAGAATGGCCTTTACCTTTCCTCCGCGCAAATCATCGGGTGTTGTGAGGGTGTTTGCATATTCCAAGGTTTCTCTAAAATGAGGAGACAAGCGATCATCGCCTGTTAAAAGTACAAAGTTTGCAGGTGTAAACACGTGACCTTCGTGTTTCTGGGATTCTTTGTTCACACAAAATGCGCACTGGCGTTCCACTGAAATTGCACCATCACGCAAGAGTGGTAAGGCTGTACCGTCCGACAACACACGTGTCCATCCTGCACATTCCAGAGCAATTGCAATCGGTAAAGCGCCGGCCTTCACATACCGTGAAAATACAAACACCATACCTTTTGCTTTTGTAACGGAGTCAACGATCGCAGCAATTTTAGGTGCGTGCGACTGCAATCCTTTGCCTACAAACACATCCTGAAGGTTCGTCTCCTCTTCATCCGGATTCCAAATAAACTGACGCAAGTTGCCTCGTACCGTTCCTTCCTTCCAATTTGTATCCCATCCTCTTGATCCGAACGATCCGTCAGGATATGCAATGTTTGCGGTCTGCATTGTTTGATCTAACACAAATTCAGACACTTCGGATGCACCTCCGTCATTTTGTTTTTCTTTGGACGATTTCAACAAAGTGTACAACTGTTTCCCGCAGTAAGATTCAGTAGGAGAGACCTTGTGAACAATCAGTGGCAATATTTCCATGACCTTTTTAACACCGTCTGCAATTTTCACAGTCCCTTCTGCCTTGGATATGGAATGCGTAGGATAGTCTACAAACAGAGAAGAACCAGCAGCAGTAGGAGGTGTAAGACGTAGGGGAAAGGATGCAGGATTTTCACCGCGCATATACGAAATGTAACGACTGCATATACGTTTCAGAACTTCATGGCCTGCAGGAAGCAATGCTCCATCTGAACCGAAAAAATCACGTGTACGCAGCAACTTTGTCTCGTCTTTGAGATCATTCAGTATCAAAAGATTCATAAGGAAAAGAATTTCAGGAGCAGTGTTGTACATGGGAGTTGCAGTCATCATCATCAACCGAAGACCTTCTGAGGATTTCAGAATACGACGAAGAATGGGGGTCAGACGTTTTCCTTCTGCTGCATCGGCAGCGGCAGTTTGGAACGTGGCGTCTGTTTCATCTACCAACAGCGCCTCTGCACCTGTAGTACTTACACCTCCACCTTCAATGTCGCGTAGATTGTGCGCTTCATCGACTATAATCAAGCGATCCGAAAACAGATTGTAGAGTATTTGAGTTTCGGCCTCTGTACGGGCCTCGCCTTCCAATGATCGTGGAACTTCGTTCAGTTTTCCTTGAACCCAGTTTGCAAATGCCAAATATCCCATAATCATGTAGCGTTTTCGGATTGCACCATCCACTGCTGATTTGACAACATCCAATTTGCGTTCTTGGGCCATACCAGTTAGACGCGGATATGTCATTCCTGTGCACTGAAAGGATTCCCACACCTCTCCGCGCAATTGTGCTTCGCGTTCAGGAATGGAAAGCAAACGTTTCGCATCAAAAATGGTTCTACGAAACCCAGACGCAATTGCCTGGGGACACAAGATAATCACTTGATTGTGTGGCATCATCTCAAGATACATTTCCGCAACTGTAATTGCCGAGCAGGTCTTACCCACACCAACACCATGATCCAACAGAAGACCCTTGTATGGCGTAGAAGGATGCAAAAATCGCGCAACCAGTCGTTGTACAGGGGTAGTGTCAAACGATTCTTTGGATCCGCAAATTTCATCCGACACTGTTTGAGAGCGCAGATCTGCAAATTCTGTCTTTTGTGACAATCGTTCTACAAAATCCGGGTCTTGAATATCAGGATACAGTCCTGCCTTTGTTTCACGATCATATGTCCACAAGGCAGGTCGTATATCTCTGTATTTCATCCCTTCCACTAACATGTTACGAGCATACACGTCACCAACACGATCTTGCCATTGTTTCAACATATCACGTTCATCCATTTCACCGTAGTACGCCTTTAACATTCCCACAGGAGGGTTTTCCTGACCCGGCTTCAACGGCCGAATCACGACTGGTACAACCGGCGATGCCATTTCTACTTACAGTACATGTAAACTTATCCTATAAATCTTACTCGGACTATACTACTCTATACTATAGTCTGAATACCAATACTATACACGTTGTACTCTATAATCCAAGAATACGTGCATGGACACGTGCTAATACAGCACGTTTTTCAGGATTTGTGGAACGGATTTTGAGATACGCATCTTCAAACGAAAACCATCCGATTCCACCCACTTCACGTGTTTGAACACGATTGCTCGTGTTTACTTCAACATCGGTATTACAGTCTGCGATGTAATATGTGTGTTTATATTCAATCCCATTTGTACCTGTATATTTCTCATACTCGGGCGCCTCGCGTGTACGGATTTTGAAGTCCTTGGGTCTGAGGCCCGTTTCTTCACAGAACTCGCGGCCTGCACATTCAACCTCGGATTCATGAGGACTTCTACGTCCTTTTGGATATCCCCATTCAGGTTCATTCCACGCAGTTGTGCATTCTTGAATGTATGTCTCCAAACGTTTCCCATTTGTATCACCTGAATCCCGTATTTGTTCAAATGTGCGTTTCGCTACATCATGTTCAGTACGATATTGACGAGTATTTTGTGAATTCCACAAATTTACCCACAATGTATCAAACGGTGCTTCAAGAAGACGTTTCCGTTCATCGATCGTCATTTGGTTTAGAAGAATAGTAATATAGGTCGTATTCTGTAAGGAATATTTTCCTCGTAAGAAATCTACGTATCCCAGTGAATCTCTACGACGAATTAACAAATAATTCGGCATCATCTCATCATCTGGAGTGAAACGTATCGCAATTACACCAAAGGATGCGGTTGGGGATTTACAATCCCGGAAAGAATGACCTGATTTTCCACAGTTTACACATTCCATCTTGTAATTTATAGACTGGATGTGTTAGGCACACTGTGTTTAGATATATGTATCAAAATCAAAACACTTATCAAATAGAATGAGCGCAGGACGTCAAATTTCATTGCCGCCAACGGTATGGGGTCCTATTTTTTGGAATACCTTTCATATTGTTGCGTTAGGATACTCGCCGGCACCGACTGCAGCAGACAAAGAAGGTGCAAAAAAATTCTATGATTCCTATGCTACAGTAATACCCTGTCCCATATGCCGAGAACACTATAAACAACAGTTGGTTGAACTACCGGTAGATGATGCGCTGCACAGTCGCGAAGCCCTGATTGAATGGACCTGGGTGATCCACAATCGTGTGAATGAACAACTGAACAAACCAACAATCACTCTGGATGCCTTTTTGGATCACATGGAAAGTCTTGAGACCAAACAGGCATCCAAACTTTCAGGAGTTCAAATACTGACGATGTTGGGAATAGGAATGGCCGTTGGTGCTGCAGGTGTCGCCGGATATTACTACATCCAAAAACGTAAATAATTCAGGATTAAATGCCTGCTTTCCATTCTTCCAGAGCGTGAACTTCTTGATCCGGTCTGAATGTTAACCAACTGAAAAAATTCGCAGTAATTGGATGTTCCAACCGATATGGCATTAAGGGAAGCAGTGCATAAAAGGTTGGTCGTTTCCCTTTCCAAAACCAACGATACAAATATACATAGGGTATTACCACCATAAAGAATATAAATCCGTAAACTGCATACAAGATTCTGTAAGGCCATGAACGATATACATTAAGGTTTGTAGCAAGAGAAGCACCTAATACTGCTGCACCAAACAACAGAAATATGCCTACAATTGACATTACGGTATTCAAGATGGACCCAATCATGCGTGTGGGGCGAAATTCGGCACGTTCTTTGTTTTTCCGATCCGCTTCGGCCTTTGCTGCAGCATCCTGCTGTTGTTTAATCCGTACCGCCTCTTCTGCTGAGGCCTTTGCAAGTGCATCCGCAAGTCGTTTCTCCTCGGCGATTCTTGCGGCCTCTCGTTCTTTTGCCAATTGGTCCGCCGCAGGATCGTAGGTCAGTTGATAGATCCCGTAGGATATTTTGTTTTGTATGTTGTCCAGAATCGTCATCACTCCTATTCGGTCAGTGGAAAACTAATCAATGCGTTCATCCTTACCGGGATATACACATGTCTTAACGACAAGCCTCGTCAGAATCAAAGAACAGTTGTACGACTTCTACAATCTTTTCAGGCGGATGTTGGATCCAATACCCAATCTGGGATTTCAAACACTGTAAACGATGCTCCCATTCGTTCTGTTTGGATTTCTTGACAACACAGAATCCCTTTTTGTCAGTCCCCCAACAACTTGTGCAATTCTTGGAATCTTTCCGATAATCATCAGGATTGAACCGTAGAAAGACAATGGAACGATGACCTACATCCCTTGATATTTCCATAATCCGTTTGTTCTCACAAGAACAATCGTAATCCGTATGTTGATTCTCATCGACTTCTATCATAAGTAGATGAGAACCCATATCCAAACACAGGTCTGGTCTCCGTTTAGAACATCCATCTGCGACACGTTTGTCTGCAATCCAGGTTTTGTCAGGAAATTCTTGCATTACAAACTCTGCAACTGCTCGCTCCTTGGTCTTGTAATTGCGAGCATTGGGTTTGTCAGGAAACAAGTGCACGAAACACGATAGACAGTAGCCGTCGTATCTTTCAGTCACACGCGTATAACACCAAGACGATTTGCATGTTGGATGTTTTACATCTACCATGCCTTCTTTTTTGTGTGAACCACAATACAGGCCTTTCGTTTCTCCTTCGAAATTGTAACATGGTCGTGTTTTGCATTCAGGTTCCTTACATGTTGAAGGCTTCACATTTACCATGCCTTCTTTTTTGTGCGAAACACAATACAGGCTTTTTGTTTCTCCTTCGAAGTTGTAAGAAGGCCTTTTTTTACATTCAGGTTCCTTACATGTTGGATGTTTTACATCTACCATGCCTTCTTTTTTGTGTGAACCGCAATACAGGCCTTTTGTTTCTCCTTCAATGTTAAAATTAGGTATTAACTTGCATTCAGGTTCCTTACATGTTGAAGACCTCACATCTACCATGCCTTCTTTTTTGTGCGAAACACAATATAGGCGTTTTGTTTCTCCTTCGAAGTTGTAAGAAGGCCCCTTTTTACAACCAGGTTCCTTACAGGTTGAAGACTTCACATCTACCATGCCTTCTTTTTTGTGCGAAACACAATACAGGCCTTTCGTTTCTCCTTCGAAATTGTAACTTGGTCGTGTTTTGCATCCAGTTTCCTGACAAATTGGATTTATTACATCAACCATTCCTTCCTTTTTATGAGAAACACAATATGCAGGGGTTTCTCCTTCGAAGTTGTAAGAAGGCCCTTTTTTACATTCAGGTTCCTTACATGTTGAAGACTTCACATTTACCATGCCTTCTTTTTTGTGCGAAACACAATACAGGCTTTTTGTTTCTCCTTCGAAGTTGTAACTACACTGTGTTTTGCATCCCGTTTCCTGACACAATGTAGGCATTTCTGTACATATCCTACATATCAATCAAATATATTTCATATTTTCAAAATGCTAACGATGCATCAGCAATAATCCATCCAATTGCTGAAAAAATCGTATCCCCTACACTATTGAGTATTGAATCCGCTGCTGGTTTTCCACCTGGCCAAATTGTGAGATACGTATTGATGAAATGCATTCCATACTTCGTATTCTCCACAAGTTCGAACAGGATATGAAGTAATATGAAAAGCCACAAAGGCATACTCCAATGTCTTACAACGACTCCTACGGCAAAATGCAACAACGAATATGCATCCACAAACTGTGTACCCATCCTTATTGTTCAGGAGGATTATTTTCCATGTAGATATGCCTGTATAAATTCAGGATATCCTCTATCTCCTTCTTTTGGTACGTAAATATCACCATAAAATCCAACGGTACCTTTTTGAGTCAATAGCCGTTCCAGAGGGATATATTTTTCAATGCAGAGTCCAAAATCAATTGCATGGATGCGTCCATCTCCTCCGTAGATCCATTCAATATCAATCGGTATAATTCCGTTCAAAACAAGCGTTCTGTATGCAAGTCCTATTGTTCTTGATACGCTTTCTATTGTATATGACACACCATCATCTTCCCATATTGCTTCCAACATATCTGAACTGGCAAAATAGCCACGAGTTGGATTTTCAGAGGATACAGGGATCTCTGTGTGTGCGCCCCATGATTTATTTACATCGTCACCATTGTACCCAAATAGCATATGTACAACTTCTCCAAAGTCAGGATGCAATGGAATACGTTCCATTACAATACCACACAGGTATTGTTTACTAAACCATGTGGTTGGGTATGTAAATACTTCATTCACTTTTGGTACATGTATAATATCTGATAAGATTCTGGATATTTTGTTTTGAAGGGAGGCTTCATATCGTAACGCTGCACATTCTTCCGTTGAATATAGTAATTTTATGGCCTCTTTAGGATTCGGTAAAGTAATAGTAATGCCGTATCCGCCGGCGCCAAGTAATTTTGAGTTGTTCATGTTCAACACTCGGTGTAGTGTACCAGCACCTCCAGCAACCATTCTATTTCGTTTACGTCTTCTTGTTTTTACTCTCATAGTGGATATCTCTAAAAGGTCTTAGAATGTGTTTGACATTGCAGGAATTGGTCCTATCGGTTGCATGCGTGCACCTCCTTGTTCAATGACGCCAAGGGGCATAGGAGATGCCTGGACAAGTTCACAATCACTCTGTGTTGTAAATGTGCGATTGGGATCGCATGCGTGTTCTGACGGAACTTTTACACACCAGCGTCCCGTTACATCCTCTCCTACAAAGCACCATCGTTCAGGTGTTGAAACGGGTACAGTGGATTCAGAAGCAATAGGAGTAGCAGAAGCAGTAGGAGTAGCAGAAGCAGTAGAAGCAGTAGAAGCAGTAGAAACAATAGAAGCAGGAGTAGGCGATGTAAGCATCGCCGGTTGTGTAGGTTTTTCAGGAGCATCTGTCATAAATCGATATACCAAATATCCAACAACAATAATGGCGATACTTATAATTGCTGCTCGCAATACAATTGTACCGACACCTGATGATACTGTTGTATTTACGGCAGCATTGAGTGCAGTATTCATGGCAGTATTTACTGTATTCATGGCCTTCTCTACTGATCGTTCAGAGATCAAATATCGCAAATCATCTGATGCGCTCCTATGTAAAAATAGGGATCTCTAAGACATCAGTAGGAATGTCGGGAGGACTTATAGCACTTGTAAGTTACGGCAATGAAAACGTTGTCGTAAACGGAAATCCCCAAATTACATGGTTTTACAAAGCATTCGTGCGATACACACATTTTTCACAGGAGCCTGTGCAGATCCCTATGGAAGGACCTACACAACTGATGTTGGATGCTCCGATTTTACTGAAGGCCAAGATACCACGCAGTGGTGATTTGTTGAGTGACCTGGTGTTTCGCTTCACACTTCCTGAAATTTACAGCAAAGCCTACATTGCAGACGGTCAATTGCAGAGAACCCCACAAGAGTTTGCCTGGATTCGTCAGGTTGGTGTACGAATCATAGATCGTGTAACATTCACGATTGGAGGCACAAAAGTTCAGGAATTCACCGGCGACTGGATTGCTGCACGTGCTTTGTTAGACCAATCGCAATCTGAATACCAAAAATGGCGGGTTATGGTGGGCGATGTTCCCGAACTGTTTGATCCAGCAAATGGAATCTATGCCGACCCTAGCGGCGAATATCCGAATGTGGTACAGTGGCCAACACAATCTGTACAAACCAATGCACCCAGTATACCAGGCCGTGTAATACGTGTTCCGCTCGGTCTTTGGTTTTCCGATTCGATTGCAAATTCCTTACCGCTTGTAAGTCTCCAACAGCACATTCCTGAAATCCAAATTCAATTGAAATCGATTCGTGAACTCTATACCATTCTGGATCCCCAGGGAATCCGACTAAGGTACGGAGTACAGTCACAACCCTACCTTGAAACAGATCAGTATACACAGATTTGGAAAAGGTCGTTGTATGGCGACTTACCGGCAACACTTAACAATCATTACAAAGACGCTCAAGATCCCACAGGCGCGCCGCGCTATTTCTATACGGATTTTAATGCAGGAATTCCTACATCTGACGGATGGCCGTTAAATGCAGTCTTGGAAGGCCTATTTACATTTGTAACGGATTCAGAACGCCAACTTTTTGCGACAAAGAGCCTACAGTACCCTGTGAGGCAAGCGCAAAACTTTTTGTATCCAGGCGTTGTGGGACGAAACAGGTATGAATTAGATGTCCATAATATTGCCACGCGAATTATATGGTTTGCACGAAGATCCGATGCGATTCCTTACAGAAATGACTATTTGAATCTGACAAACTGGATGTTTGCAAATAGAAGACCTTATGTGATTCCTGCGAATGGTACAGGATATCCAAGTATTCCTGGATTAGGTCGCAGCGGTTTGCTTCTTCCTGGTCTTCAACGTCGTATTCTGCGAAACGCCGCGTTGATTGCAAACGGTACAAACATGTTTCAGGAGTTGGATGCGCAGTTTTTCCACGAATATGTACCCTACAAATACCTGAAGGGTGACACAATTCCTGACGAAAACTTTGGAAAAAATCAGCAAAATGAAATGTGGCCTTTGCACGTGTATTCATTTGCTCTAAAAGGATCCGATGCAGGTCAACCAAGTGGAACTCTGAACACAAGTCGTATCAATCATTTGGATTTGGATGTGGATGTGGAACCCATTCCTGTAGATGCACGATATACGTACACGTTGTCAGTTTTTGTTGAAACTATAAACTTCTTAGAGATTTCCAATGGTCTCGGTGGTTTGAAATTTGCTCTGTAAATGTAGAAGGCAATGTCATCCAAGCGTACAGCCACACGAAAACACAAATCAGCATCCCGATCTGTAGCAACAGTATCAGTTGCTGCTGCATCAGTACCTTCCGACAACGACATCTACGTTGCTCTGGACTGCGAGATGGTAGGTGTGGGAGAGAAGGGTCGCGAGTCCGTGTTAGGGGAAGTTTCTATATTGAACTGGGATGGTGTACCGATCTATCATTCCTATGTAACACCTCCAAAGGACAAGCCTGTTACCGATTACCGCAAACAGTTTAGTGGTCTTACAGAAGAGAAACTGAAGGAAGGCAAACCATTTCTCACTGTTCAGAAAGAGGTACGTGCCATTTTAAAGGGTAAAATTGTAGTCGGTCACGCCCTTGACAATGATTTCAGAGCCTTGAAACTACCCTACATTCCTGCACAGACACGAAATACTGCACATCATCCTGCATTCCAACAGGATATAGGACATGCTGTACGAGACGGTGTACTTGTTCCACAATTTGGTCCTCGTAAATTAAAAGTTCTCGCAAAAATGTATTTGGACAAGAACATTCAAACAGGCGATCATGATCCGACAGAAGATGCAAGGGCAGCACTGGATATTTTCAAAGCCTATCGTTATGTGTTTGAGCCTTCAACAAATATTCAAAATCTAATTTCACAACTTCAGTCCGTTAGTTTGACCAGTCGTAAAACTCGCAAACAGGCCCGTAAACAAAGCCGCAAACAGGGTCGCAAACATCGCAAGTAATTCTTATCCATAAATTATTTCCTACAATCCAATCGTTGAATTGTAGGAATTATGGTTGAATTCAATTATCCATCAAATGTTTAATAATCAGTTACCCACCAGTCATCGCGGAAGTATGGGGGTTTCTGGCTGAAAGAAGGCGACACAATCACCTTGCTGGGTCCTTCGCGATACAGAGAATCAATCTGTGAGTAGTTCAGGGCATATGCATAGTATCGCAGTCTGGATACCATTCCCTTCATGGGACCAGAAATCACAATGGCCTTGCCATCTTCCCCGCGCATATTTTCCAATGCACCGCTTGTAGGGAATTCAGTACTGCTCATCACGTAGACGTTGCCGTAATTGATTTTAGGAACTGCACTGAATTCGTGGTGTGTCTTGATATTTCCATTGATGTATATATCCATGTATTGGCCTTTTTGTGTGATTACAAGATGGAACCATTTTCCAACAGGCATGTTGTCAATCTCCACGTAATTGTTCCAATCTTTGCTGGAGTTCATGTAAATGCGAAGGGCGTTGTTCTGGCTGTTCACAAACACGCCAGGACCCAACAGGGGCCAGGCATTTGCACTGCCCTTGTGGAATACGTGTTTTAGACGTACTTCGGAACTGTTGGTAGCACCGTTGCCTTGGAATGTTTCAGGATCAATGAACAAATGGCAAGCATACGAGAACTCTAGACCATGAACTTCGTTTACACTTGGATAGAGCAGTGTATCTTTGTTGTCCAGATTTTGTGCAATGGTTTGTGTGCTTGTGTATGTATCCTGTAATAGTGTCACTGCCTGTCGCTTGTAACTGCGTATACCATCAATAAATGTTTCAATGATTGTGACTACAGTGTAAAATACCAACATGATTACAACGACCAATAATAATTGCGGAACAAATCCGGGACCAATCACAAAATTTCCGAACGACCGTATGGTTTCCATTCTTCTCCTCTACTGTCTAACAAAGCAAAAAGCACAAAGCGGGTTTGTTGTATAAATTCTTGATGTATACAACAAAATAGAGTGTGATAGGGGTATTTAGATGTTTGTGGATTTTTTCGCCCCATCAGCACCAGTATATAGGAACTTAAATCCCACTTTTTCAGCAACGTAGGTCAGGAAACTTGTGGTTGCATAGGGACCTCCTTGGTATGTAGTGTAAATGCGATCCGGGGTTGCGGCATATCCGAAGAACTGCACACCGCACACATAGCCACCAAAGCCGCCATTGGGTCCCATTACAAGTGTCTGAGCGCCAGATATGGATGCATCGGGAAGTCCAGGTAGGATACAAGAGCGTGCCAGTTTACCGTCCATGTAGACGTCCATGATACGACCATTTACGGTTACTGCAATGTGTACCCAGCGTTGCATATCCACATCCTTCAAATCACACATTGCCATATCCGAATCAATTTCAGTGGAGTTTACAAGGGCAGTGTACTTGCTACGATTCGTCAAAGCATCAGTGCTTGCATTCATTGTGTGAGTACGGATACCCATCTTGGCTTCATTGGGGTACAAGAAACCAGTCATCAGATAGGAAGTGGGTTTTCCAGCATCTGCAATGGTAAACACTGGTTTTACACGTCCTGCTCTATAGTCGTAGTTGCTGATGTATACCCACATGGAGATAGTGTATTCGCCATTTTGGTTGATACGCAGACCAGTTGGTCTATTGTCGGCGTCGTGTGTAATACTTAATGTACGTGATTGAACAGTAGCAATGTCACTAGCGTCTAGTTTTACGTTCAACAAGTCTTGTTCTAGACCGGAACCTTCCATCAGAAACTTGTATAAATAGTACATTACGACCAAAAAGGCAATTACGTAAATGATATTTACAATTACGCTCCGGTTTGCGGATGTAAAACTTCTCAGGCGATCCATGATCTTTTCTCTACCGTTAACTAAGCAAATTCATAATCAATATATTCCAAAGGTCCTGACTGGAATCGGAATCCGCAGAGTCCTACATTCGTACACATGGATTTGACCAACTCTTTCAGGCGTTCTTTCATACTTAATCGTGAGTCCGGGATCTGTGGTTTCCCACGTACATCCGTATTTCTTTCGTAGTTTTCAGCAATTTGAGAGAGTGTACGACGTTCGGGCCATACTTGAATAAGACCGGTCTGTCCTGAGAAATCCGGAGATGAGTTCAACCAAATACCACTAAAACTGGTTAAAGGTACATTCTTCAAGAGCGTTGAATTCACCAACTTTCCATTCATGTATATATCCACTGTACGACCTTCAATTGTAACTACCAGTTGATTCCAACGAGATACATATACCTTCTCAACAACGATTTGTTGTTCATGAAATATAGAATCTCCCATAGGAGATGAATATATGTCAAATATCGCCTTTTGATGAATTGGATCGAATTTCACACCCATAGATCCGCCCAGTATAAACAAGTACTTAAAGCGATATTCCCCATCGGGGCTTCCTAATGGAATATTCTCACGGTTTACACCGTCCATGTATACAAAGAATCCAACCGTCAAATTGTTTCCTTGCACACGACTCATGTCTTCCGCATTCATAATGTATTGCATATTTCCTTGTTCTGATACACCTGGTCGTATCGTCAGAGGATACGGACCCATCATGGCAACTTCTTTCCGTTTGGGTTTCAGATAATAGTAGAGTACAATTATTACAACAACAATGGCTATTGTAATAATCGAATATACGACCTTCGGTTCTTGGGCCGCATTCCGAACCGTATTGAATGAATAGTCCATCTCCTTACTTAGTATGCATTTTTCCATATGCATTGTCTGGTCCTCTTATGCTGCAGATTTACATGTTTTTGCAGCACCACTTCGTTGATCTTGTGTGCACATTGGCATTTTTTTGTTAAATGTAATAGGAGGACACCGTGTACGCAGATCGTCAGAGGACAAGGGGAATGTCCAGACTATAAGATTCTGGAGTTGCGCACTCAATGCTTTAGGTCCGGAAACACCGTACCATTCTGTAGGAACTCCAATGGGGGTACCTTTTAGGATTTTTGATATTTCAAGACCGCAGTTGATATACACTTCTAATAACCGCCCCTGCACAATAACTGTCAGGTGAAATGGAACATCCATCGGAATATCCACAATCTTTACAGATTCACGACCCGCAGTTGTATCTACAAACACATGAATATCGTTCGTGTATGGATCGCCGAATATACCGGGATTCATTTTACCTGGCAATCCCTTTGCAGGTAAGTTGCCGTATATGCCTGTGCCGTATGAACACGAGTTCGTATTTGTGAATAAATCTACGACGGAGGATGATTCTGTGAGAGGAGCAAGTTCATTCGTACCACGATGTAGGATATGACGATACACTTCCTCGGACGTGTGGGATCTTGAATTAAGAACCAACATTTCCACAGAAACTGTGTACGACTTTGGAGATACAGTGATAGGGAAATCTTTCTGTTTTACAATAAGTCCCTGAAAAGGGAGACCTTGATCCGCCTTCCAAAACTTGTTTGCCGCCAACTCAATCTTTGCATCTTCTACTTGCCGTGTTAATGCATGCGGCATCCATGCAGAAAAGTTCACCTTTGTTCCCGTAATCATCAATGCCGCAATTACTACAAACAATGCAACCAATATATATACGATTAGTGCGGGTACATTGATCCCTAAAATAAGAAAAGACCCTTGATCTACGTTCATACTGCTAACAATTCCTTATTGTGGGGTAAGGTTTGTTCTATGTCGTCTTGAGTTGAAGGCTCGTGTAAAATTCACGATGTTTTGCTGACTGAACAAAATCTTTCAGTTTAAAGGATGTTTTCTTAAACATCGGGTTATCTTCTGAACGAAGTTTCCGTTTGTCAATTGTGTTTTGTGTATGACAAATCACCAAAATTACCTTGCGTGGATCCAACTGTGTTAGAGGTTCCTTATACTTCTTCGTAAATCCGATTTCTTCCGCATGAGTTACAGTCTCGTCGCATGGATGATCCTTTGCGTACTGTTTCCAGTAGCCCATTGTTCCGAATGTTGCATGAAAGGGTGCATAGGGACCTGCATGCCAGATACTTTTATCGTCAGTATAGTACAAATATACACGAGACGACCCACAAATCTTATGTTGCGTATTTGATCGCAGAGAATGGACAACGTGTGCAACACGATCCGGAAAATAGTAATCATCGTCGTCCATGCACACAATAATCTCTCCGCGTGCTACATCATTCAGTTTGTTGCGTTTGTATCCTACATTCCGTTTCTCTGTCTCACGAATGTATCGGATGTTCAGTGCGGATTTGTGGGGTTCCAACAGGTCTTCAATGGAGTCCGATCCATCATCCAAGACAATCCATTCCATTCGTTCTCGTGGATAGGTTTGTTGTTTGATACAATCAATTAGGTAGGGAATAAATGCGCGACGGTTGTATGTAGGTGTAACAATTGATACAGAAGGATGCGAAGAGGATTTGGGTAGATTGCGAGGCCATTCGCTTGCAGAAGACATTCTTACCTTCAATAAGTGACAGAATACCTTAGATCATGGTAACAGTTTCAGTCGTTTCATTGTTTCCAACACACGACAGGTTCTAAACCTGACAACGCGATTCATACAAAAGAACAGAAAGAGATGTCAGTATTTTCAAGGAAACGTTTGTGGGATTTTTTTTCATGTATTTACAAAAACCAACTGACTGGCGAATCTGAAAAAGTATCGCAACCTGAATGGATTAAAACGCCCTTGTTTGCACATCAAAAATCTGCGGTACGGGCCGCCCTTGCTGTTGAAGAATCCAAAAAAGGGATTGAGGTGGACTCTCTTCCAGGAGAAGACCACGGTGGAACTTTTTTCTCGCAATATGGCATATTAGGGGATCGTGTAGGATCCGGTAAATCCTTAATTGCTCTTTCTTTGATAAAATACCCAGCACCGTTGGCCGAGTACAATGAATATGTTCACAGACCCAATGATTCTACATCCTGCATAGGTCTATTGCGAAAGAAAAATCAGTCCTTTTCTTCTTCAGGTCAATCTCTACGATCAATCAATACTGCATTGTTTGTGATTCCGCATGCATTAATGGGGCAGTGGGAGGACTATGTACGGGAAGATACAAGTCTGAAAGGCTGTTTTATAAAACGCCGCAAGGATGCAACAGACGATGGATTTATGGAAAAGGTGGATTCCTATGATGCCGTGTTTGTATCCTCCACCATGTGGCGAGACTTTGCAGGCCATCATCCAATTGACACATTACTTTGGAGTCGTTTGTTTATAGATGAGGCAGATACAATTAGTGTATCTATAAATTCAGAGGAAGTCTATGCGCGATTTTATTGGTTAGTCTCCGCAAGTTGGATCAATCTACTCTTTCCTGGTGGAACCTATCTCAACATTGAATCCAATCTGCCACCACCCCTTCACACAGAGACCGATTTAATTCAAAAAATACGAAAACATACACGTGGTGATTATTTGAATGTTGACGGTATACGAAATGCATTTATACGTCATTTGTGTGGATCCGTCGGTATTTCATCCTACAATATATCCTTACTGAATTCTGTTGTATTTCAAGCAACGCGACTCTTGGTGCATAATACAGAAGGCCATATTCGCGAATCATTTAATATACCTGAAATTACTCACAAACGTATCTTATGTCTTACACCTCCTGATATACGTGTCCTTCACAATATGATTTCTGACAGTATGATGGAACGATTGAATGCAGGAGACCCATCAGGTGTGTTGGAAATGTTGGGTATGACTACAAAATCCCCCACTGAAATTATTCATGCTGTCACTGAAAGCAATCGCAACGAATTAAAACAATTGGAATTAGTGTACAATTTCAAAAAGCAGATAGATTATTCATCCGAAAATGCACGCCTGAAAGCACTGGAACAGTTGGAGGAGAAGATGGCACGTGTAAAAAGTCGTATTGAGGCCATTGAATCCCGCATTTCCAACACGGGTGATCAAACCTGCCCTATCTGTTTTTGTGAGGTGTCTGCACCTGCTCTAACACCCTGTTGTAGAAACCTCTTTTGCTTTGCGTGTATATGTGCAGCACTCAAACGATCTTGTGTATGCCCATTGTGCAGAGAAACAATTCATGGAATTCAAAGCATGCAGGTCCTGAAAGATGGACCAGAAACTGAAGAGGCAATTCCCACTGAAAAACTAAAAACCAAACAGGAAGCCTTCCGTGAATTCTTAAAATCAAATCCTGATGCACGTGTCTTGATGTTTAGTGGATACGATGCAACGTTTGAAGGACTTTCCAGCGTCTTAGAAACGGATGGAATCCCCCATGCAACCCTCAATGGAAGTCAGGCGCGTATCACAAAACTGATTGATCAGTTTGGCAAAGGTAAATACCGCGTTCTTTTTCTAAATGCTCGTAATATGGGCGCCGGTCTGAACATTCGCCCAGCGACACATGTTGTACTCTATCACCGCATGGCCATTGAAACACAGAACCAAATTATCGGCCGTGCTATGCGCATGGGTAGAACAGAACCCCTCACAGTTCTGCACCTTCTGTATGGAAGCGAGATGGAATCTCAGGTACTTGAATCTACAGAGGGCGCCGAAGACCGCTCTACTGAAGACCGCATTGAACATGCATAAAAATCATAGTGTACATGATTAATCCAATATAGAATAGACCGAAGTACAGTCCTTGCATTCCAACATTGTAAGACGGTCGTGACGAAACAAACATGTCTTGTACGATGTACAATGTTTGCATTTGTGGTATTTTGTAATATACTTCCGAAGAATCATATTACAATTGTTATCTGTAAATCGTCCTGCGAGGATGTACTGGCCATCTTTTTTTACGGTAAGGGTTGTGGACAACTCGCCCATGAGATACTCCTGAAAATGTGTATCGAGACAAATTGCATGTTCATGCTCTGGTGTGTAGGATTTGATTGCTGTCAGTAGTTCGTTGGTATTGATCCAGGCGGTTTTCTTGGGAAGACGTTGTACAACCGGTGCTGGAAGTTTAATTGTGCCGATATTGGATGCTGCTTCCATACGAGTTTCAATGGCGTCCAACATGCATTCATAGGAGGGTAGAGGTGTAGAATCCTGAATGCGATTGTTCGGAATGACATGATACTGACGAGAAAGAACGACGTCACGGCATGCATTTGCAGTCTCCTGGGTTGTTGTATCCCATGTTCGCACATGTTTGTACGGACTAACGGATTCAACGCATAGCACGCCGTCCAGAAGATAGCGTGAACCATTTACACGCATAATGCTGCAGATTTGGCCGATTTCTACACAGATTGGTCTATCCACTTTAATCGTACGTTTTCCTTTCTCACCCACCTTTGAAATGTGACCACGAACAGTCATACTTCCAACACAGAATTGAATCTCTTCACCTTCTTTATGTTTTTTGAACTTGTGAGTAAGTTCGCTGTCATCATGTTCACGAGTAAACGACTTGAAGCGCCCTTTCACTTTCATGGTAATTTCAGGTAAGGTTCCAGGTGTGCCTGCAACATGTCCTACAAGGGCGTTTGCAGATGTTGTGGCAGGATCCAGTGTTGTACCAACACCGATAAGACCACCTACAATTGCAAACGGGAGTGATTCAGAATCACAATTTGTACTCGTCACACGTGTTACAATGGGTACTGCCTCACCATCAATAAATAGCCCAGGACGAATTTCAAGCAAATCTCCAGGATACAATACGCCGCGCTGAACTGTACCACCAATGACTCCTCCCTGTACCCTGGATTCAGGCGACCACTTGGATGGACGGTTGATATCAAAGGACCGAACAATCTGCATACGGACATGTCCATCAAATGTTCGTGTTGGTACAGGAATCGAATAGGCAATGTGATGCAGCACATGTTCAATCCCCCATTCACGTTGTGCGCTTATGGGTAGAATTGGGCCGCGTTCTGCGGATGTATCCTTCACAAAGTCACGGATTTTCGCAAGACTCTCCATAATACCAGAACTGTCCACAATATCCAATTTGTTCTGAAGGACGAAGATGTGAGGGAGTCCCATGATTTCAGCAGCAATGAGATGTTCCTGTGTTTGGATTTGTGGGATTTTCAGTGAATTGGATGCAATAATGAGTGCTGCCGCATCCATCACAGTAGTTCCACTAATCATGGTTGCCATATAGGCCTCGTGACCAGGACAATCCACAAAACTGTAATGACCCAACAACTCTTTGTTATCAATGGTTTTTGTTGTACTTGATGTTGTCAGTAGATCACCCGTTGTAATATCGCGCCAAATTTTGAATCCAGCATACCCAAGGTTGATTGTAATGTTGAAGACCTTTTCTTTTTTATGGCGCTGTGTGGCAACCTTTGAAAGTGCACGAACAAACGTGGACTTCCCTTCACTTACATTGCCAAGTGTGCCCAAATTCATAGTGGCTTGCCGATTTGCAATCTCCGCCAAATCCAACACAATCGGATCAGTTGATGTATAGAATTCAGGTGTATCATCTACATCTCTGGTATCTTTCTGCATAGCATCCATATAAGACTGAATTGCATCCAGTGTACGGCACGCTTCTTCCTCTGAAGATGCTACTACTTGAATACGATAGAGTGGTGGGGAAATTACGAATACCTCACATGCAAATGTATTCGTTACATTCTGCAAGAGTTCTGTGAGGAGTGTAGGAGCACACAAGGAATTCGTTACAAAATGAAGCCGAATATCACGGAATTTTGTAACAAGAGGGGGCGAGATTCGTTGTTTTACAAGGCTGCGTATTTCTTCATGATAGGGTGTTTCAATCGGCAAGGAATACGTAGGATCGTGAAGTTGCAGAAATGTGTCATACACATCCATCTCCTGACGAGCAATCGGCCATACAACTGTTTCATACAGTGTATGAAGCAAGTTCTCATCGTCACGTGTAATTGCAATGGAATTTAGTATGTTATGAACAACTTTATGTTTTCCATAGGCATTCATAACACGATCTACATCCTCTTGATTGCGATGTTTAATCGACAAGTCAATTGAGTCAGGAGTTACATCTAATACAGTTGCAACCGTTTCTTCTCCCACACGAACCACACTCTTTACAGAACGAATCCGTTTGTGACTGAGTTCTTTGTTGAAGATCATGGCCGGCGGTGCGTTTGCATACTCCATAAGAACTGCATCAACGCCATATTCCTGAATGTTTGTGATACGGATTACTACCTCCGTATTCACAGAAGGCAATGGTGATTCGTAATATTGCATTGTGATTTTGAATGAATGGATGAATGAACGAATGAAATACAGAAAACTGAAAGAATGTAAGGGGACGTTTACAAACAGGCTCGCCAATTTCTTCTTTCAATTTTAGTCTTGTAAATTGTATAGTATAGAATTTACAAAACAAAGTATGGTGAATCCACAGATTATGTAGAAGGAAATGGTGCAGGTCGTGCTATATCCAAGGATTGTAGAAGACGCATAAACCGTGAAGCAACCGCATTGGGTACCCATTCAGGTGTTTTGCTTCTCCAAAATTCAGTATTTTCCCACACGGCGCACCCCACTTTTTTCCCATATCCAGGGGTACTTGGATCCTGTAGCGCTTTTTGTCCTGCACTTAGATACACATTTGCCATCCAGTATGTAGAATCAAATCCTGCATCAAAATCCTCGTGATGGTTCACGAATAGGTCCCGCATTTCACACATATATCTGAACTGATTGTACAGCATTGACTGTTTGGAAAGAACGCATGTATAATCCATGTCATCGTCCTTCCATTTGATGGACGGATATGTTTTGCCTTCAAACAGGCGTTGGTTCGTGGACTGTAGTTTTACCTGATATGTGAGGGGAAACAGAGTCCAATGTTGGAAAAAGAAGGTATAATAGTCGAGACGATCCGATGCAACAATTGTTTGGAATCCACGCATATACATATCATATCCGTCCTTTGTATTTCCAATGTGTCTCCGAATCCATTTGGGCAAGGATTCGTGGAGATGAAGACCTGCCAAGTTCAGATCATTGTTTTGAAGAGGAACTTCTGCAATCATGTCCAAATCGCCACGAAGCAACTGACCTACAGCAGATTTGATGGTTTCTGATCTACGAATCCGATTCGTACCCAATGCCTTTGCCTCCGTAAGACCGGATTCAATAATGGATCGGATTTGGTGAGGGGAAAGACGGCCTGATACCAAGTCTTCGCGAACTTCTCGTACAGACTGAAGAATTTTACGAATGTCACCGGAATGAATTTGCAGCAAATCCTTCGCCAATGCCTTTAGTGCGGCAGCAGACGGTTTTGTTTCTCCAAACTGCGCTTCAATCAGTTTCAGAATCCCTTGTTCGGTTGGCGCTTCCACCTGATAGGCGCTGCAAATCTTCAAAAAAGGCTGAAATTTCTTCTCCATCCATTCATTGCTGATACAGATGATTGCATTGTCTCCGTTGTATTCTTTTAGAATACGCAACAATTCAACCAATCCACCTTTGTCGCCTACAGACATTCCATCAATCTCGTCCAATACAAGACCCAGATTACGAGGCCCTTCAGGGCGAAAGAAGTCGGAAACATTTCGACTGTTCAACAGAGGAACCAAAGACTCTTCCACAGCCGTCTTGTGCCGATGTTGGGATGCATTCCACTCTACAACACGATAGCCTGCTGCCTCCAATGCTGCATGTGCAAGAGTTGTTTTACCAATTCCTGGCGGGCCATACAAAAACAAGGAATTCGGCTTCCTTGGTGCAGGTTTCTTTGCCCATTCTACAATATGAGAAAAGAGATCTGTATGAATCATTTTATAGTTGTATTCAAATTACATTATTATACGATTCTGTATGTTTAGACCTTCCTTAAATGCATACACGCATAAATTACTCGCATTTGCCGGTCCAAGACAGACCCTTGTCTTGAACTTGCTGACAAAGGGCCTGTGTGTATTGTGAGATGGTTTGTGCGGAAGTTTTGGGAGCAATTGTAAAGGTGTATGAAGAATTTGCTTTCATCGCCTCTGCATTTCCAGGAGTTGAAACCTGAATGCCGCCATTTGAACTAACACCCACAAAGTCCATGCACTTTGCGGGATTTGCTTCCGTTCCGTTACCGGCATCCACCAATGTTAGATAATCCGGGCAAACAGTTTGGTAAGGTGGCCATGTAGCATCCGATTCCGGGATCACAAACCACTTTACCCAATAATAGTACAGTGCCAGAATTCCGATTAAGAATATGAGAACGGATGAAATAGGGCGCTCCATCACATTGTAAAGGTAGTAGCATCCAAACAATAGACCCAGAGTGCCGATAATCCAGTACAGACGTTTTACCCACGTCCACACAAATTGCTTGAATTTTTGCACACGCACACTTTCTACTTGAGTCTGACTCATCTTTCTTTCTCTCTACATTATATCAAATATTTTCGTTCCTCTCACCACATGGTACTTATTGTAAAATACGTAAAATACCATATACATGCGTTATGTTACATGTTACATTAATAAATCATTAAAGTATGCTATTTAGTTCAAACGGGCAACTGCAGTGCATACACCAGTACCACCCCCGTATGTTTGACCACCCAGAGAGATGTAACCAGTGTAATACTCGCCGGAACCGTCATCGCCTGTACCATAATATCCAGATGCGCCACTGGGTACCAATTGTACTTTGCGGAGAATGGTGGATTGTGCTGCGCCGCTCTCACTCTGGCCCAAATATACAGTCTTTCCCATATCACGGAAAATGGCGGCACCAGGAGTCTGTAAATCTGTACGACCTACAACCCAAGGTACACGTACTCCTGTTTCAGTATAAATGGTGGAATGTACTGCACCAATGTTTACATAGAGTTTATTTGCAGGAATTTGTGATGTAGAGCGTTCAACAGAAGTCATTCTTGATTATACACTGGGAGAATATATTATTGGGTAAAACTCACAGATTTTCATCTGATACCGGAGATAGAGAAGGATCATGTCTGAATACCCTATAAGTCCAGGAAGAGTTTCTCTTCAAGCAACCAATTCAATTGATGTAAGTCGATTGCCCGGATTTCAGTATGAAACACAAGGTTCCTCTACAGCAACTGTGGATGGTATTCGGGGAAACTGGGAACCCAATCTTCTCAATCAAACTTTTTTCTCACCTGCAAACTTCCAGATCCTACAAAATCGTATTCGTTACGAAGTGTATCAAAAATCAGGTAAGGTCATTGACCAACAATCGTCCGATGATCTTTTTATGATTATGCGGGCAATGTATTTGCAATATGGTAAAAACTTACCTACACAAATTGCTGAACAAATTGTCGAATTAAATGCATATGTTGCAGGTTGGGCGGTTCCTAAAATCTTACAAGAAGTCCAGATGTTTGATCAGTACAAGAACGACATTGAGCGACTCCCCATCCCTCTTGCACACCCTGTAAACCAAAGTTCTGCCGGTTCAAAATCCCTTCCTTTCAAAGATCCATTTGGGAACACTGTTTAATATATTCAATATACACAAGGCTAATAGTATAAAGAGAACGATCAATTCAGCAATAAGAATGAGTTTAATTACTGAATTGATTGCGATACGTAAACCGTATTTGGAATCCGATGTTGAACAAAAAGACAAATTTGCATCATTTTTGGATACTCAGATCAACGCTGATTATGATAGTGTAAAAGAACTATTTAAGGAAAAAGTGAAAAACAATCCTCGTTATTCACATCTTAGTATTAAACGCAAGTATGATGTTGACAATGCAAACATTCGTAATATGGAATTGTTTTTTATGGATTCTGTTTATGTAGGAAATTATACACATACATCTTTAAAACTATGTCCAGGAGTTCATATTTCTCTTAGTGAGTATCCAATCAGTTCTGCCAAAATGGCGATGTTAAATCTACCTGTAGCAGGTGTACCGAGATCTAGTCAACATTATGTTGAAGTAACATATACAGTTAATTTCTCAAAAAATGCATCCACTGATTCTAGCGCAGATTCAATCCACGCCTGATGTCTCGAAACAGATTCCCCAACTATCCACAGCCCTTTTCGTGGGTTCATTGCTTCCCGCAAGGATTTTTCAAGATCGTACGTTCCTGGCACCCAATATGTACATCCTGATTTCCATTCGTGTTTCTGAACAAACGTTGGTTCCGGTATATCGTTGTCAGGATACAACCGTTTCACTTCCTTCTGAATCTCTTTTTGAAGTTTTACACCTTTGAGAGATTTCCAGTAACGTGTATCATCACCGTCCGTATAGGATATCATAATCAGTCCTGATTTTGGATTGATCGGTATAATAAACCGCAAATGCGAGTCCGTTACTGTTTTAGGAACATCTTTCCACCAAGGTCCTTGTTTTCCAACAGGATATTGCGCATAGATTCGTGTGAGAGGTGATGTTTGGAGACGTTTCAACAAAGGATTCTTCTCCAGAACCGAAAACGTTCCAAGACTGCAACGACATGTCGCAATGATTACATGCTCTGTGAAAAGTTGGAAAGGCATATCATAGTTCTCACTTGACATTCCTACAATTTCGTATTTGTTACCCACTTTTCGAATATCATTTACCTCGTGTTCAAAACGAATGTCTGCACCTTTTTGTTTTACAACATCCATTAGCCGGGTTGTGAGAACATCTATGCCTTCCTGAATTCCAACATATCCGCGATAGGACCCCATTTCGTTGCGAAACGATTCCATTGCAAGATCTGCACGTAACATATGCACTTCAGCCCAGTAAGGAAATCTCTGTAAATGACTTCTCCATTCAGGTGACAAAAGCGACGCAATTGTATTCGTTTGCAAGGTGTGTTTGGATTGGGTTTCAAGAAATTGCAGTATCAGGGAAAGAATACGCCGTAAATTGTCTGGTTCATCCTTGCATGTCGAAAGAGGTCTGTATACAACCGAGTCTGAAATAGGAAATGTGTGTAGACCAAAGCGCCGAATAAGTACATGAACGCGTTTGTGAGATGCATGAATACGCCCTGCCCCAATTTCATATTGAGGGGATCTATGTGTTAGAATGCGGCCACCTACAACTGAACTACGCTCCAATACAGTAACAGGTATACCACGATCCAAAAGCCCTTCTGCAAGACTTAATCCTGCGATTCCTGCACCTACAATAATCATTTCCTTATACTGGAATCATACAAAAATATAAACCTGTTGATCCGAAGTGATTTTAGGGAAGAATATCAACGAACGATCCAAAACGACGACCTAATTTCATAAGTTGTTCGTTTGCATATGTATGGAGTGTTGCAAATTGTTGAATACATGACTCTTTGTCAGCACTATCTTGAATTGCTATGCGCAGAATATCAAATCCTGCCTGAACATACATGTCCACAACTTCGTATACACGATGTCCCTTATTTTCTGCCTTTTCCATTTTTTGTAGAGCAACTTTCCATGCAGTATCGTCAATTTCGTTGACCAAACGTCTCACACGAAGAACTCGCTTCTTTTGTGGATGTTCGTGCTGGTTATACCGAACTTCGCCTCTTGCTCTTGATAGATAGGATTCGTTTGCATGATTGAGTCTTCGTATATGTTCCATGAGTGTATGTTGTTCACGAAGGTAGAACATGGCATTCCGAAGAATTTCATCATTGGTTAGACATACACCGTCTCCCTGAACAGGAGGAGGGGGTGGTAGATTCCCTCCTGTACGTCGCACCCATTCAAAGTAATGTGGGTTGTGGATTCGTGATTCAATGGACCCTGTGTTCCAACTGAAGGCCGTTTGACATTGGGTACACCACATCTGATCACATCCATCAATCTTGGAAATCATTGCTGCACATTTCGGACATGGTTTTGCCTCTTTCATCAGCGCCTTTACAGAGAGGACTTTTACAGAGTCGCATTCATGCGATGATTCAGGTTTCTCAGATTCCTGGCGAGCCTCGTGTTTTGCAAGGCTCGTCGGTTCCTGACATTCTTTACAAAAGGTCATTTCACACAGACCACACTTCCAATTCATACCCACAAATCCCTGACAGTCGGATACTGAACATTTCATAACAAATGTCCATGCCTTCTTTTCTTCCACTGCAGTTTGATCACCAGTTTGTCTTGTTGCAATATGACCGTAAGTTTGTACCAAACGTTCTGCGCGTAGATATTGATTTGATTGAAGCGCTTGAAGTTGTTTCATAGGTTCTTCAGAATCTTTCTTATACCGACTGTATGCATCCGACATCTCGCGTTCCAACTTTCGTCGTCTGGTATTCCACTCCAGAATGCGTGTATGCATTACAGCAGGAGAAGGATTTTCACCTGCTGCCATTGATGTATCATGCAATGGATGTATCAATCCATTAAATGCTTTTTTGATATCATAATATTGCTTTGACGAAGGAAGGTCGCGAATCGATTGCCAGATTGCTTTAATACGAGGGTTTACCTGCTCTACAAATTCTTTTGCAATCCTGTATCGCAATGCATCCTCTTGTGATTCAGGAAGACGTGCTTTTTCAAGATCCATCAGAATCTTTTCACGATGTTGTTTGTATTCATGAAGTAGAAACGTCTTTGTAACATTGTCGCTCAGAAATTCATCAGACCATCCACGTCGACATTCTGTATTCTGACAATGCGGATCGTTGTCATTTAGTAAACATGTTTGAATGCATGTGCGGCAAATAGTTGTATTACAGTAGGGGCACGAAATAGGTTTTCGTGTAGATTTGTTAAACCGTTCTACACATACGAGGCATTCAAGGGGGGCATCAGACATTGTAAGAATTCAGGAAGATAAGAATGGAAGAATTTTCGCATATTTTCTATCCTATGAAACGGCCGGATTCAATTTTTAGATTTGTATGAGAAAAATTGAATTCAGTAAGAAGATTGCAGTCCGTTGATGAGATTCTTTACTTTCCTTTTCTTTCCTTTCCTTTCTTCAAGAATGTCCTACTACGTATTTCCAGGATCTACATCAAAGAAGCAAATTGCGTTGTTTGATGTAGACGGCACATTGGTTATCTCAAAATCAGGTCGACGTTGGGCAGCAAGTGAGTCCGATTGGATCTTCCTCGGACCATCTATTCCGTCAGTCCTGAATAAATTTCATCAGGACGGATGGACGGTTGCTTTAGTGTCTAACCAATCGGATTGGACAAAGTCCGATGAAGCACACAAGAAGATGGAATCTATTTTATCTGCGCTAGAATCCGCGAACGGATGGAGACCTTGGTGTTTGGTAGCAACTGCACCCATTAAACAAAAGAAAACGGATCTGTACCGTAAGCCACAAAGAGGCTTGTATGATGTTCTCCTGAACTCCCTACATTGGTCGGCAGATCAGGTGACTGAAGTATTTATGTGTGGCGATGCAGTGGGGTCCTCTGATCCATTTCCTCCCTACCGTTGGGCATCCTCTGACAAGGAGTTTGCGGATGCAATTGGTGCTTCGTTCCGTCGCCCTTGTGATGTATTTTCAGGATCTTCCTTGCCTTCCTTGCCATCTCACAAGTCTCATCAGGAACTGATTCTTCTTGTGGGAAATCCTGGATCCGGTAAGAGTACATCTGGTCGCAGGTTTGCATCCGAATACAACTACGCACATGTAGAACAAGATCTGTTCAAGACAAAATCAGTTGTGAAAAAAGAGGTGGAACGACTCCTGAAAGAAGGACGCAGTGTCGTTGTAGATGCTACCCATGGCAACAAGGATAACCGTAGTCCCTACATTGCGCTCGCCTCATTCCTCCATATTCCTTGTCGGGTTCTTTGGCATATTCGCGATGGTCGCGGATTCAATGAAACCCGCCAATCTCCTGTTCCTGAAATTGCATATGCCATTTACTCAAAACATTTCACAGAACCATCTTCCGAAGAAGGTGAGGTTGCGATTGTCGTCTAAACAATGCTGCGTAACCAATGTCCCCACATTACACCGTCATCTTCGGACCAATGCATGTGTTTATCAATTGCCATAGACAACTTTCGGTTCACAACGGTTGCATCAACACGAGTTGGGCCAAATATAGACAAACGATCCAACACAGTTTGGATTTGTGCAGAACTTAAGGATCCGCAGGTGTAAATATCAAATTCCAACAGACACTTGCTGTTTTTGGAACTCAGAATTGCAGGTTCAGGTTTTTTCCAAAAGTGAAATGCAATATGAGATGTCTCAATCGGCATAAATGCGGTAAGACCTTCATTGTACCGGGGTACGCTCACATAATATACACGAGGTTTATCAAGGGGTGCCATATCAATATCCTTTACGATATTGTGAAGTAAGGCGCCTGCCGCGGATTTGTCCGCAGGACCTGGGCATTGTTTTGTTTCCATACGCAGTAGCAAATGGTTGTGTTGGATTTTTGAATAATTCTGACTTTCGCGCCCTTTACGAGTTTTGCGACTTTTGCGAACCTTTCGTGTTGTCTTTACCATTTCGTTTTCTACAAAGCGGCAAGAAAAATGAAATTGTAAACGTCAGGTAAACATACCTATCATACGAAAATGACATCAATTCAGTGTTTTCTGATACGCAAAGGGAATCCTGTAAGTTTTCAGTTTGTGGAATTCTCTTCTACAACACGACAGGTAGTTGCAATTCCCTTTCCATCCAATTCTGGACAATGGACTGTAAAACATACCAGACCTTCAGAGGAAGACTGTGAAAAAGCAAAACAACTGAATGGCAGACACGGACGCGTGATTCAGTTCTGGAATCATTGTTTGGTACATTCTGAAAATCCTACACGAAGATGGCCCGTATGTCAAACAGATCGCACATCTCTTCCTGTTCGTTCAGGATCCTATCAGATCTCGGTTTCGTCGGTTGTAACGCCTGAATTTCAGACAGCCTTTTCAGACTTTCAAGTAGACATTCCACAAATTCGGGAAGGTATATCCATTGAAATTCCTTCAGTTCCTGAAGATGTATTTGATGAACCGACAGGATTCCTTGCTCCCAGAAAATCACGATTGGTAGTTGTTACAAACAAACCTCTTCCACTCTACTCGGCATCCATGATTGCTCGTGCGCTTATTCAGGAGGGCAAGGAATGTCCCATATCCATGGATGCTCTGTCTTCGTTTCCCACAATTCTGATTCCACCTTGTGGGCATGGATGTGGTCCAACCGCAAAACAACTGGAGAAATGTCCTGTGTGTAGAGAACCGTGTGCATGGACGGAAGTAGAGGTGCAAAATTGAAGGGGTACGTTTTTTTGATGGAGTGTGTATTCTGATTTTTCCATTCCTTCTTTGCAATCTTACACAATGTCCTCTCCTCCTCGTTTAATTCCCGAAAAAGATGCATTGGTATTTCAGTGCATCGATATTCATACACGGGACTGTATAGTATTTCCTGAACGTGGTTCAGACTGTGGATCAGATTCCGACATGGATTCTGAGCCAAGTCGTGGGAGTGATGGTCCTCCTCCCCAGTCCTTTAAGGACAAACAATTGGAACTGAAACATTATCAGATTCTTCTGTACGGGTCAGATGCCCATGGACGATCCGTGTGTTTGCAAGTAGAGGATTTTAGACCCTACTTCTATGTGCGTCTACCTGAAGGTCTACCCAAAGAGGCCTGTCAGACACTGAAATCGTGGATTCGTGATCAGGCGCCATCAAAAATTCAGGACGATGTCAACATTGTGGAGGAATCGCACAAGACACTGTTGGATTACAACGGTGGATTTATGGCACGATTTCTTCGTGTAGATGTACCCTCACAGGCGCTCTGGCGTCTCCTAATTAAACAATTTCAGACCAAACAGGCAACGTCTCGAATTCATAAGACGGATACACTGTTGGGTGCTGCAGGTGTAAAGTTTCTGAAAAAGGCCCTTCTTGAAAAGACTCTGGGGGAAAGTGTGTCCTATGTTTCAGGTGATGCTTCCCGCATTGGTCTGAAAATGTACGAATCCAACATTGATCCAGTCCTTCGTTTCTTCCACGAACGCGACATTGCTCCTGCAGGATGGATTAAAGTGGAAGGAGGTGTTTGGGATTCCATGGAATCTTCGGATGCAAAAACGGACATTCGAGCACAATGCGAGTGGAAGTGTGTGAATCCTGCAAAAGACAAAAAATCACTGGCACCTCTCACAGTTGCATCCTGGGATATTGAGTGTACTTCGTCGCACGGCGACTTTCCTATGGCCGCCAAGACATGGCGCAAACCAGTTCGTGAACTCGCAGAGGCCCGTGAAAAGTGTCCCGCAACTGTGGAAGAATTGTGTGAACTTTTGGCAGCAGCAATTCGCGGTGAGCAATCCCCCCAACACATTCTATCCCCTGTCTTCCTGAAAAAATCCAATGCGGCCTTTGGTCCAAACACACTCGCAGAAACAGTTCGTTTGGTCTTTGTAGGAAAACAAACGCTGTCGCGTGTTCAGGCGTCTCTTACACGACTCCGAAATGCGGATACTGCAAAAGAACGTGAAGATGCCATCTTTGCGTTGGACAAACTTCTGACGGACAGTCTGCCTGGTCTACAAGGTGATCCTGTGATTCAGATTGGAACCGTATTGTACAGACAGAATGTACCTGTTAGCAAACACATTTGGGTATATGGAACCGTAGATCGGAATGCTGTCAGGCCTCCTGGTGTGGAAGTTCCTGTTCACGTGTATCCGTTTCCTGACGAAAAAAGTATGCTGAAATCCTGGTTTACATGGATCGGTACGACGGACCCAGATGTAATGATTGGATACAACGTATTTGGTTTTGATGAACGGTATGTCTGGGATCGTCTGTTGGAACTCTACGGATCCGAGAAGGCCCTGAAATCCATTGTTCTCCCGTGGTCACGGTTGCGATCCAGGCCTCCAAGGCTAGAAGAGAAGCGTCTGTCCTCTTCGGCAATGGGTGACAATTTCATGTATATTCTGGGATCACTTGGACGTCTTCAAATTGACTTGCTTCCTTACATCCGCCGTTCCTACAATCTGGATTCTTACACACTGGATAATGTGTCTGCGACCTTTGTATCTGGTGCAGTCACATCGTCGCTTCAAGAAACGGAACCAGGAAGTGGATGCTTCCGATTTGGAACCAAGTCCACAAAAGGAACAGTTGCAGGTCGTTACATTACGCTTCTGGACGCTGAGAATGATCGTGTTGTGGATCGTTGTGAGGTGATTGCTGTAGAACCCAAGGCCCTCACAGTGCGCATTGAGGGTGGTGCTGAAACGTTGGCGGACCATGGTGTTGCCCCTGAACGTTGGGCGCAGGTGAAGGACGATGTTTCACCCAAGGACATTTTCAGGCTGCACCGTGGGTCGGCAGCAGATCGTGCAATCGTAGCACGATATTGTTTGCAGGATTGTGATCTAGTGATGGAATTATTCAACAAATTGGATATTCTGAACAATTCGATTGCGATGGCGAATGTGTGTTCTGTACCGGTGTCGTTTATCTTTCTGCGAGGCCAGGGAATTAAGATCGAGTCCCTGATTTTCAAGGAATGCAGGGCCGTGGATCAGTTGATTGAGGTGATGCCCTCTCAGGCCAGAGAAGGGGAGGAAGAAGTGCAGGAAATGGGCCAGGATGAGGAAGGTGAGGAAGATGAGGCAAATGACACCTATGAAGGCGCGATTGTTCTGGAACCTCACACAGGAATCTATATTGACGATCCTGTCACTGCTGATGACTTTGCATCGCTGTATCCATCCTCCATCATTTCTGAAAATATTTCACACGATACACTGATTTGGGTGAAGGATTATGACAAGGAGGGGAACTTTGTATGCATTCGTGAAGGATCTGAAAAGTATGACAACATTCCAGGCGCGAAATATGTAAACATTGAGTTTGATATTCTGCGATCGGATCCTGCAGATACACGCAAGCATCCTGCAAAGATTCGTGATGGGAAACGAATTGCCCGTTATATTCAGAATCCCCAAGGAACCATTCCGCGAATTCTGGAGATGCTGTTGGCATCTCGAAAGCGATGCCGTAAATTGGCAGAAACAGAACCTGATGAGTTTGTGCGCAATCTTTTGGACGCCCAACAACTTGCCTACAAACTGACTGCTAATTCCTTGTATGGTCAGTTGGGTTCTGGAACATTCAAGGTACGTCGTCAAGTTCTGGCGGCCTCTACAACCGCCTATGGTCGCAAACAACTCATGTACGCAAAAGCAGTCATTGAGGCCGTGTATGGTGGAGGGAGGGATCCTCGCTGCGATGTGGAGTGTGTATATGGCGATACAGATTCCATCTTCTTGCGATTCAGGCCCAAGAATCCTGAAACGGGTGAGAAACTTCATGGAAAGGCGGCCCTTCAGGCCGCAAAGGATCTCACTGTGGAATCAGGTCAACTTGTCTCTTCCTGTCTGAAACCCCCACACGACTTTGAGTTTGACAAGATCTTCCGTTCCTTTATTCTCTTGTCCAAGAAGCGTTATGTAGGAGATATGTCAGAAGATGGTGTAGAGGATGAGGACTTTCATCGCAAATCCATGGGTATCGTGATGAAACGTCGTGATAATGCACCAATTGTAAAATACGTGTATGGTCATGCAGTGGACGCGATTCTGGATCCTACACGACTGAATGTAAAAGAGGGAGTACAAATTGCCGCCAACTTTGTGCAAAAAGCATCCAGAGATCTATTGGCAGGAAAGTTTCCGATGAGCAAACTGACAATTACGAAATCGCTCCGTGCAGATTATGCGGATCCTACACGAATTGCCCACAAAGTGTTGGCGGATCGGATTGCGGAACGTGATCCTGGCAACAAACCTTCTACATCCGATCGAATCCCCTTTGTCTTCTTTGAGAATCCAAAGGCAAAACTTTCAGGAGACAAGATTGAACTTCCCACCTACATAAAAGAGCATGGACTGAAACCCGATTATGCACACTACATCACAAATCAGATTTCAAAACCGGTAGCACAAGTGTTTGCGCTTGCTCTGGAATATCTGACAAACATCAGTGCTGCTGAACGAAATGCTGCAGGGAAAGCCCGCGATCCTGTTGCAGCAAGAGAGAAATTGGCCATCAAGGCATTGTTTGAACCCGCGCTTGCAGATGCTGCGCGTGATCCAACTGCAATGGAAGCCCGTGGACAGAAATCCATCGCGTCCTTCTTTGGTGGTAAGTAATCAGTCATATGTGTGTTAAAAATTGAAACACCATCAAACATTGTAGGTTTTTGTGTGTCAGTTCTTACAATGCCTTCCTTTCGTGCGTATTCCGAGGTTTCTCACACCTCCTTCCATGACTTCTCCATTCTTCTCTATTCCATTGTTGTGTTTGTGGCACTCTATGTCGTATTTCGCAAACTGATGATGGAGAAGATTGAAAAGAATGCAAAGAATACGACAATTATCGAGGTAAAAACTCCCAAACGTATTCCTGGTACACCTATGGATACGCCTATTCATATTACGGTAAACATTACACACAGAGTACGATCCATGTCCGAATTTCAGTTGCCGCCTCCTGCACCAAAGAGTGCCGCGGCACAACCTGAAACCAAAAAAGATATGTAAATAGAAAATCATTACGCAATGTGGTCAGCACTTTTTGGCTCTGGTACAGCACTTCCCACACTCATACTGAAACCTGATCCTGGTGCAACTGCATCCGTGAATGGATTCAAATCAGGAAATGAATTACGAATTGTCGCAGATACATCCTCTCAAACATTGGGCGACCTGCTGGAAAAACTGAATAAATATCGCGGACCCGATCAACAAATACGACGTGTATGGGATGTGTCAGGTAATGAACTTTTTTCCAATACGATTGTATCACAAACAATGACTGTCATTGTGCGAAAATCTTCTATCGCCTAAACAAATGGGATTTAACGAAAATAGGTTCACAAGGTCACGTAAATCTCCCAAATCTGAAAGTATAGTAGGTATAATGTCATCCGCGCGTACATCATCTGCGCGCACATCACCCTCCTCACAGACGACGTCGCGACTCGCGTCTACGCGCCGTTTGAACAGGAAATCTGATTCGAATGTAATTTTGGATCAGGCCTTGACATTTTATTTTGCAATCGCCGAGGCGGAGATTCGTAAACAGAATCCTTCTTACATAGCGCCTACAATTCATGAATTCTATTATGCAGTATCCCGGCTTTCGAATGCAATTCAGAAAACCACAAAGCAGGTATCCACTGCACTGAAGCAATCGCCCACAAAATCATCAAAAATCAAAACAATTCATGTTCCTGTACGACAACTTGGCGGTGATATATCGGAATCGATGAAACTAATGATTGCCTATTCACTTAATGGAGTTGTTGGTGCTGCCATTGGGAGATTTGATACTCCTTGTGATCAAATTATGTCCTACATTTCTATTGTGTTAATTGCTGTGACAGCATTCACCTTTGTTCAGGCCATCTTTGACGAGTTGCCATTTTGGCAACTTCTAACACGACCTTCCCTCATTAAACAGATCAATTGGGAGAATGTCATGAAGAATCCAAAATATGCAAACTCGATTGCAGATCCTGTAAACTTCTTCCTTCGCAAATACTGTACATTTTTCATGAATGAAATGGACGGCGCTGTGAATTCCATTCAATCTGGTGTATCCAATCTGTTAAAAACACAGTTTCCTACAATCGAAGACGAGAATGTAACTGTTTCAACACTTGGGAGTGCATGTACATTTGCTGTACGCAAAGTATTTGCAAGCGTACATTACGAGTTGTTTATTACAAGACCAGTTGCTTTCCTTCTTCAAACATTGGGTATGGTATCATGTCTGGCGTATTTACAATAAATTATTCAGTCTCTTCGGTCCGAATATCATAACGGCAAACTGGGCAGTGTACATTTGAACTGAACCAACGATCCACACAAGACCTATGAAATTTATGATGGCAATGACGAATGTACCTCCATTCCTGATTTCCTTCTTCTGTCACATGATCCTGACAAATTGCACATACAACATCCGCAGGAGGTTCAATACTTGTTAGAATTGTTGCCTGTGCAATTTGTTCTGGTGTAGGGGCAACAATCACAGGCTCGAGTGAATCAAGACCGATGCCTGACGGAAGTCCAGAACCAGAACCAAGTCCAGCGCCCATAAATACAGCAGACAGAATTGTGTCCATGAGACCAGATGTATCTGCTGCATTGAGTGTATGCGATGTAAGGGGTGTAGTAAACATTTGGTATCGTGTGGTAGTTGCTGGAATGGTGGGTGGCAGTGGTACTGTTGTTTCTGCTGTTGCTACTGCTGCTGTTGTTGCTGCTGTTGCTAAAGGTCCTGATGTTGCAAAAGTTGGAAGAATCAGTGATGCCGGAATCAGTAGACCTGATTCCTGACGTCTACGTGTCTGCTGATACATTCTGTAATGAGCGCGATTACGAATGTAATCGTCTGGACAGAGTGTAGCAACACGGCGTTGTAGAAATCCTACAAGTGGCATAGACGTGAACAACCCCGTGTCATATAAAATTTCAGGAAGCAGATTGTGAAGGTCATCCAAAAGACTGAACCCATACACGGTCTCGTAACGAAGCGGATTAAAACTCATGATTGATATGTGTACCTATAGTTAATACACGTATCAAACGAATCAATTTTGTATGGTCCGAAAAATTGAAGATATATCGGATTAGTATGCATGCGAGCGTGTTATTCCAATTCTTTCTTGTTCTTCCTTTCAATAGAATGGCTTCTATGGTGTCTCTTCACATGATTGGTCTGGTGAACTTGGGAAATACTTGTTTTCTCAATTCTGTTTTACAGGTCCTGGTCCGATGCCCCCCTCTCCTGAAACTCTTTCTTCAGAGTTCGCTGCCCGCACTCCGATCTTCTTCTAAAAAGCACGTGTTGGTAAACGCAATGCAGACATTCCTCCATATGTATGTACAGACAGAAAAGACGTGGATTGCACCACGCGACTTTGTAAGTGGTCTTCTACGTACTGTGGAGGCATGTGATGATGATTGGTACAGACCCAGATATCAGGCGGATGCCGCAGAATGTATGGAATATATCTTAGCGGGTATTCACGACGCAATCTATCGTCAGGTGCGAATTAATGTACACGGAGCGCCTCGCAACGACGATGAAGTACGACAAACAAAGGCGCTGGAATCCTGGGCATCTTTCTTTGCGAAGGAATACTCTGCAATTGTGGATTCCTTTCATGGTCAGTCGCAGTGCAAAATTCAGTGCAAGACATGTGGCTCAGCATCCTATCGGTATGAACCCTGGCTGATGTTGAAGTTGGCAATACCCGGTGGTCATATTGCAGGTTCCTCTGTCCCTACATTGACGGATTGTCTGAATGCTGAAATTGCAGACGAGAACTTGGAGGGATACGATTGTGAGACCTGTAAGTCCAAACAGCCAGCAGTACGATCTGTTCGTATTTCTAGACTTCCTGACATTCTCCTGATTAGTCTAAAACGATTTACAAACGACGGAAAGAAGATTCGCGGAACGATTCAGTGGGATATCAACAACCTGAATCTACAACCCTGGACCGCCTTTCAGCGTTGCCCATTTTCAGATGTTTCAGATCCATCCGTATCCTGCGTGTATGAAACATTTGGTGTTGTTGAACATCACGGGTCTGCAAACAGTGGCCATTATATCTCTCACGTTCGTAACATTGGAGAAAAAGAATGGGTCACATGCGACGATGATACGATTGAACAGAATGTATCAACTACACGGATTGTATCACCGGATTCCTACATTCTGTGTATGGCTCCCAAACATCGCGTAGACCATCTACAAACGCAGATGAAGAGTATTCTCACCAAGTTCGAAACGACTGCGGATCACGATCCGCATGCATAGGAAGTGTATGATTCAATGTAAAGGTAAGTTTTTTTACTTGCGTGTGTTTTTTCGTTTTATAGAAGTCCGTTTATTATGTCTGCGTGTTTGCTGCTTTCCGCCTTTATAATTCTTTTTCCACCAATTTGGGTCTGAAAAGTTTAGTTTCATTTTAGCAACAGACAGACCATATCTATCATGACCGTTATAGACCCACATATGCTCTGGAAATTTTCTATGATTAAAGGATAACGCATAGACATAGGCTTGTGATGCAGATCGTTCCATTGTCATTTGACGAAAGTTTTCTTTAGTAGGATATTCAATCATTCTCCCCCATGAATATGCACCATTCCATATATAATGTTGGATGTTTTGAATTTCTTCAGGCCAGACATACTGTACAAAATCGTAATTGTAATAATATACCAAATGTCGTATCTTACCATTGTACATAAAATCCAGCCTCCAAACACTCATTGTATAACAGTATTTATATTTATTCTGACTATTAGATCCTCTCATACATTCTGATACTTCAGTATCTTCATCAGATAGTATGTTAGATGGACCAGCAAGTGTATGTACATTTTTCCACTTTCTGCCACGTGGCGTTGATTTTCTCGCGTTTTTATCCAAATAAAACTCTTCTACGAGATTCCTATCACCTCCTTGTTCAAGTATAGCACGAATACGAATTTTATGATCTTCCCAAGATCCATAGGCATCATCCAGAACATTGAGAACATATAGTGTATCAAGATCGGGTACAAGCAATAGGGGTGCCATAATATCATCTGCCATCCCCAAATACAGCACATTTACAGGTTGTGGTTCTGCAGTCATATCTATTTATGAATGCGATACAATCGCAAGGCTGATAGAGCAATCAGACCAGGGATAAAACCCTGGATGCCCTTCCACTTATCCACATGCATAAAACACCATCCTATTCAGAATGAGTTCCCTTACCAACTTTTTTACAGGGACAAACAGTCCTCCTGCTTCCGTTGCCTCCATTGGATCTCCCACAGAATTCCTGAAAGATTGGCGATTTGCATTACTGCTTGTATTCATTGTGTTTGTTGCCATGGTCGTTTACCACGAAACAATTGGATATTATATGAAATTCGGATGGGACCGTGTGAAGGAGATGATCGGGTTCGGTACCAAGGTGGATATCGGAATGGGTCCCGGCGCTGTAGAAGAACCTGTACTTACTGCAACATTGCAGCCCTACGATGCACCTCCTACAAGTCCTCTCCCTCCTGTATCGGATCGCCCTTCAGGTATGCCTGGTGCAAGTGAATCCGAATCGGAACCTTCCCTCCTCTCTGCCATGTCTGCATCCGCACACGGAGCATTGGATATGAAAGAAGTATACAATGTTAGCAAAAACATCTACACATTCCACGATGCTGCGGCAGTCTGTGCCGCCAACGATGGCGAACTTGCAACATATGAACAGGTCAAGGATGCACATGAAAAAGGTGCAGATTGGTGCAATTACGGATGGGTAAAAGGACAAATGGCTGTCTATCCCACACAGAAGGCCACCTATGAAAAGTTACAAAAAGCCGCACCTGAATTTCGCAATGCATGTGGGAAACCTGGTGTAAACGGAGGACATTTTGACAATCCTGATCTTCGCTTTGGTGTCAATTGTTACGGTGTAAAACCCGCAAAGAAGGCCTCCGATGAACTGTTGGAAAGCATGGTGGCACTTCCTGCATCCCCCGCTGAAATTGAATTTGAAAAACAAGTCCAAAAATTCCGTGATCAGATGGACAATACCAGCATCCTTCCTTTCCGCAAAGGACAATGGTCTGAATAAACTGCATATTCAATAAATGCAATACATACAAATTTATGTAAGATACTCCATAGTGACTCACATAAGTTTATAACTCTTTAATTATGCTTCTTCTGAAGTTTGAAACTCCTCTGTGTGGTGACCGGTGTAGCCGGTGTGGCGCGTTGCATCCCCCATTTCAGTCCTGATAAATTCATCATTTACCATAATATATTTAACACATATACTTTCAATTGAGTCGCGCCAATACGGTACAGTTTTTTCCCAATCTGCCGATTCAATCTGAGACCAGATGTATTCCCATGTTTCATATGTAATATGCAATGCGGAAAGTGCATCGGTCCACATAGACTCGTACCTAGGCGACCATCCATCAGGACGCGGATAGGATGTAAGAGGTCCTTTCCATGTAGTGTTTAACTTATTTGCCAAGTACATTGTGCAAAGCGCCTCACACATATACTTACGGAAGTCGTATTCATTCACATGGAGTCTAAGTTTCTTTCGTTGTACACATTCCAAAAATACATCGGAAAATTCAGTAATTGTATCTCTCGGTGCAATACAGTCGCGGCGTGCTGCATGAAACCAAAAGTTTACATTTCGGTTTTGCGCATCCCGAATGCGTTTTCCAGTTAGGGTTGACATGTTATTTACCAGGTGGCAAGGCGAGTTGCGCTGTTTGTGGTTGTATTGTTTGTGAAACTGACGTTTTCTTTAGGTATTCGACTTGCTTTCCTCCACGATTCTTCTGTAAGAAGTCAATGATTTCAGCAGTTTCGTCGGTGCGTTTTTTCATGCGAAAATATTCATGAAGTTGTTCTTCTAACATGGTCCATCCGAGATCTGCTGGTTTGTGTCTAGTACTGTATTGTAAGGATGCGCCGTTTACTTTTAATACAGCATTCTTCATATTGTTGGTATCCAACAAGGTTAGTACTTTGGTTTCGTATTGAGATCGAAAAGATCGGGCATTTTGAACTTGTTTGTTCAGAGTTTCGGCGAGATTGTCAAAATGCACCCAGTGACGAACCGCATCTGCTAATTCAGAAGATGCCATCCTTGATTTCCTTGATTAGATTATATGTTTGTTCCGGGCGTCTTTACCTTAACGACCGGCCTTAATGGCGTCGCTGTGTCTTTGCGCGTTTGCCATGGAGTCCCCGACGATGTTTTTTGGGTACGCGACGAGACTTGCGACGACCACCTACAGTAGCACCTGTGGCGTTTGTTGCTGCTGGGGCGTTGGCCACTGGTGCGTTTGTAGAAATAGGTTCTGCCACAGATGCATTTGCTGCATTTGTTGCATTCGTCTTGACTACAGTTACTGCGTTAGTGTTTGGTTTTCCATCCTTTGTAAGGAATGCGCCCATTGTCTTTCTATACATTCTCTTAACAAAAAATATGTAGACTAAGAAAGAAATGAGTTTAAATACGACACAAGTTGTTCTGGGTGCAGCAGGAAATACTGCAACTGGTGCATACAATGCGGCATCAAAGGCACTTTCTGAAGCAGACTGGAAAATGGCATGGAAATTGTATAAAACCTTCTATGCGGAATCAACAGGTAAGGCACTCAAACATTTGCTGGGTGTAGGAAGTCCTGAAGATGTGACATTTGAAGGTGTTTCAACACCTGTTAAATCCAACATGGATATTCCGAAAATATGTCATACAGTACAACATGAAAAACTAAAAGAACTTTATGGAAGGGTTAAAACTGCAGTATCTCGTAAAGCGGGTAGCGCAGCACGTACACTTACATTTGCATCCATTCGTGAACTTGCGACCTCTTTTAAAAATTCACCAAATGCAAGTGATCGTACTGTTAAGACCTTGCCGAAGGGCGCCATTGTGATTCATTCTGATGATATGTTTCGTAAAAGGGGCGAGTTTGCGAAAAATGCATCAATTCGCACAGCAAAAGAAGTATTTGTAGGACAAGAGGATGGAACATACATTCGTATTGCCAAAGAAGAACTTGAATCGCAGATATCTGAAAACGGTACCTCTATTGTTGCATCACTTACACGAAAAGTACGGAAAGGAGCAAAAAATGCAGTGAATATGCTAACAACTATACCTGAAGAAGGTTCTGCTGCTCCTGTTGCTCATGCTGCTTCTGCTGCTTCTGCTGCTCGTACACCTGCTCGTACACCTGCTCGTACACCTGCTGTAGGTCCAAGTGGACCTGCATACAATGCAAACGAAGAAAGAAAAAGTAAACTAAACAGTCTCATTGTGTTTGCAGCAACACATCTATCTGCAAAAGAACTGAAAGATATGTCAATTCATGCAAGTACAAGTGCATATAAAGATAGTACAATCAAAAGAGAACCTATAACGCACGTGTATGATACCATACGTTCTTTAAATACGGACGACAAGACGATTGCTGCAATTAAACTTGCAGAGGTTGCAAAGGAAGTCGAGAAACGTGAAAAAGAAGAACGCCATGTTGCAGAAGAGAAACCTTCAGGGCTTATGGGATTCTTTTCAGGATCTAAATCCAAAACAAAGTCCAAAACACGTCGTAGAAAAGCCCGGCGTAATCAAACATTAAAACGTAGATAACTATAGAAATGACACTCGATTCTACCCTTTTGTCGTGTACCTCGCACGACTTTGTGCAAAAATTGTCCGAAAAGAGAATTTTTGCAACCAATGTCAACACATATTGGCCTGAACTTCACAACCATTCCTTGTTGGGGTATCTGTGTACCGAATATGCGTTTGTTCGCGACTTTGCCAAAAAAGTCTATCATTTGACTGCAATGGGTGCTAATCCGAATGCGTTTGTGAGTGCATATTCTGGGTATACACCCTTGACCTATCTATGCAATCAGGAAAAGTACTCACGAGTCTTGGAAGAAACGGTTGACATATTACTGAAACATGGTGCAACTGCAACACTCGCAGACAAGGCATTCCATGGCGGAACACCGCTCCATTATATTGCTAGAAACAAGGCAATGCAACCTCTCCTTCCTATACTGAAAAAATACAATGTTCTAATTGAACAGGAATTATTTAACATTCTCACATCCAACGCAAATGGTGCAAGACTCAAACGGTTTTTGGATGGAATGGAAGGATATTACACAGTTAACAAACCCAGTGCTGCAAACAATGAAACCGCACTTCATTTATCAGTAGGTCGTGGATACGATAAACTTGTGAAACTCTTGGTAACTGTGCAAGGAATCGACTTGGATCAGAAAACGGCAAACGGTAAAGGTGCGATTCATATCTTGTTTACAAAACCGCTCCTTCGTTCTCTTCGTCGTGATATCTTACGTCTTTTGTTGGATCACGGTGCATCTGTTCAGTTACAAGACAACGAAGGAAAGACCGCGCTTCATCTTGCGGTTCAGGAAGGCGACGAAGATTCAGTTAAACTCCTGTCTTTGTATGGTATATCCAAAGACATATTGGATTCTCATGGAAAGAAAGCCGCTGCTTACACATCCAATTCGGCAATCTTGCATATCCTACATGATGTGAAATCTCCTGAAAAATCACAGGGTGTCCTGTTTACGGATGCAAAGTATGCGAAGGCGATTGAAACACTGAAGGTATGTCCCACAAACCTGAATCGGTTTTTCGTAAACAACTCCATGGGCAATTGTTGGATTGATGCGATTACAATTGGGTGTACATTCAGTCAAGATCTTGGCAAAGTGTTGCGCGCCGTTCTCCACGGATATCTGAAAAAAATGCAAGCCTCCAACATCCGACACCCTGACGGTCTGTTTGCCATGATAAAAACCTGGAAGGTCAGTAATGCCTGGCAAACCTATGTCACACGTATACTTCTTCTCCTTTTGTTGGGCGCGGATGCGGAAGACTGGCTGGCGTGTCCCATTGTTGCCCAACACGTGAGAGGCGCGCGCGAAGTATCCTTCATTGATGTATCCCAGACTGTGGAACAGTTGGCAGGAATCAAACAATCAGGCGGATTCCCTGTGTTTGTATTCCGTATTTTATCAGCATTGTTAGGAGATGAGTATATAGTTGCCAGCGATACATACAGTTATCATACAGGCACTTATCTGCGCACCTCGTATTTGGACCCCCATTTTACAGATTCTGATACACTGTCTGAAACCATCAAATCCTATCCTCACCAGGTCTCTATTTATACCGTCATGTGCCCCAAACAGAAAAACGCGCATGCCATTACGGCATTTTTCTGCAATGGAAAAGTGCTTTTCTACGATGACAATGCTGGCGTGTTTGAAATCCCGCATGCTACAATGCTTCCTACATCAATTGAGCGTGTGTCAGATGCAAGAGGGGAAACCAAGTATGTAATGAAATTTGGACCTTCACAAATGTACACTGTTATAATTCCAGGAAAGTATAAGGCGAATGAAACTTGGTCAATGTCCTATTGTGTACGTATTCATGCGAAGCCAATGTATGAAACACTAAAACGGGATCCTCGAAAGTTCAAGGTGAGTGCCTCCCATCCAACCCCGCAACGATTTTCTCCTGTAACTCCTGAAGGGCAGAGTCTGAACGAACAACTCTGTTCTGTCATTTTGGGGACATCTCCCACAAAATTAAATCAGGTGAAAACTCTCGTTGAACGGGGAGCAGACCCCAATGTAGGCATGAAGATTGCCTACAATGCATTAGTTCCTGATATTGTAGAATATTTCATCAGCAAAGGCGCAAAATGGGAACCTGACGATTTGTATGCATTCGCCACAACTACCAACAGTTCTGCGTTGTTAGAGATGGCAAAGACTGAAATCCGAAAAGAGATTCAGAAGGCAAAACTGGCAGGAAATCAGGAGGCAGTGAATGCAATCCTGGCCGTCTATGATGTAGGTGAATGTTCTCCTGACAAAATCATGAATCCTACAACAGGACGTTGTGTGAATAGAGATAGCGCTATGGGACGTTTACTGATTGCACGTGGTTATAATCATACACGAAAGGTGTCCAAAACCAAAACCAAAACCAAAACCAAGACCAAAACAAAAACTCCAGAATGCCCTCCTGATAAAATTTTGAATCCAACCACGCGCCGATGTGTAAAACGTGATAGCGCGATTGGACGTTTGGTGTTGAAACGTGCTGCAGAACATGTTTAAACTGAATCAAGTGTCTCAATGCGTTGAATAGAATCTCCTACATACGTACGAATCGTGTGTAGGACATTCATATATGTTTCAGATGTTGCTGCCGTCATATAGGTCGCATCGTACCGAATGAAGGAATTTTCTGATTTTATATCGTCGTAATTTGCGGACGCAACAAGCCATGGAGCACATGTAGGCTTTGGTGGAATTGGTAGGGATGTGGGCTCATCTGAGACAACTTTGAACTGCCAATGCTTGTCCAGGTGCACTGTTAGATGGCGAGAGCCACACCAATTGTATTCATAGGTCTTCTCATCAAACCACTGAACTGACTCACATCGCAGTCCGGCGTTTGAGAAACAAACCTGAACAATATCGCGCACAGATTCTGCAATCTGTTGATCTACGGAATCAGGAACCAGAAACGCATACAGGTTGCAATGATCATCCAAGGACTCATCCACAAAGGTCTCGAATCCCAGCGCCTTTCTCACAGATACACGAATGGAGGTAATAGAAGTAATAGAAGTAATGGACATTGTTTGGAATGTAGGAAGTGCACACAAACTCAATGTGATGTAAACCATAGTTCAATTTTTGGTAAAAAAGAATGAGTCTCGCAGAAGCAACCACGAAATTTCGCAAACAGAACGGGCTTTTCAGGGGAGTTCTGGTTTAACACGGCATATGCGTAGTATTGAAAAAGAGATATCCTTTATTCAAGTACTATATGATTAAGCATATATCTAACCATATCATTCTTTTTAAGACGTAGTGGTGATTTATGTAATATATGTTGTAGTATTTTTTGTAAATACATATGGCCAAGTCGCTCAAAACTGTCATATGTTAATTCAAGACCAGGAACTACTGTAGATAAATATTGAATAGGATGATCCCTCCCCCTACCAAAAGCTGAAAGACGTGCTTCCGGGGGAAGCGTAAGAAAGAATTTTATGCGTCCATCACCTAAATCTTTTTGCTCTGAACGAGGCACAGTATATACATACTCTGTATTTGTAGAACCGCCATAACGCGGTGTTTTTCTATTGTTGCGTTTGCTACGTTGAATACGGCGTGTACGAGTGCGAGTGCGAGGCATATGTAGTTTCTATTATGGACCGATGTAATTTAGGCGATCCCCAAGATTTCCTAGGATTCAAACATCTTATTCCGGGGTCTAAAAATTGAATATCAGTTATTAATTTCAGCAGTTCACGTCATTTTCCTTTCCTTTCTTTTCTGTTCTTTCCTTTCCCACATGGATTTCGGTCTCCTTCCACTTGACGACTCGCACAGCGAGAAACTTTCTTTCCTTCCTTCCACCCTTCGCGGTTTAATTGAATATCAACGCGGCCTTTCCGATTTCGACCCTACACGACCTGACGACTATATGTTGTATACCGGCCGTGGTCCTTCACATGGATCGTTTCATATCGGACATTTGCCAGGCATTCAACTCATTAAGGCCTTTCAGGAATACCTCAAGACGAAACTATTCTTTATGATTTCAGACGATGAAAAGATCTTCCGAGATGACATTGACAAAACAAAGATGGCTGAAAATGTCGCAAATACGATGGATCAATTGGCGAAACTTGGTCTAACTGACAAAAACACACACTACCATATCAATTCTGCAGGAATTTCAGCAGAACATTACGGTATTCTAATTCGTTTGTTGGGTATGACAAACATCAATACATTGAACAATATATTCGGAGAAAAGACGAATGTTGGCGAGTATTTCTATCCTCTCTATCAGATTCTTCCGTGTTTCTTGGGCAAGCAATGTATTGTAGTTGCAGGAAAGGATCAAGATCCATTCTTCAGGTTGGCCCGTGATCTCGCACGGCGTATCGGTCATAAACCGCCTATTCTTCTGTACACCAAGTCCGTCCCTGGATTGGATGGAACCGAGAAAATGAGTACAAGTGTTCCTACATCCTTGCCTATATTTCTCACAGATACGCCTGCACTTGTGAAAATGAAGATTGCAAAAGTCAAAAAGGTAGGCGCAGGATCATTGGATGAGTTGTTTGAATACGGGGCAAACTTGGAGCAAGATACATTGTATCACTTGCTCCAATTCTTTGAACAAGACGCAAGTCGCCTTGCAATGATTACACGTGGATATACTGTTGGCTATTCCTATGATGCCGACGAAGTCCAACAACTTCGTGATGTGTGCGGAGGCGAAAAAAGTGTAATTGTACGCGACCAGAAAGCAATGCTTACCACAGGTGGTCTTCGTACATATGTGACACATTGCATTTCGCAGTATTTGTTCTAATTTTCCATCGTGTAAGACAATATGGAAGAATAAGTATAGTTTGCGCTCCATGCTGGGTTTGAACCAGCGACCTTGTGGTTAACAGCCACACGCTCTACCTACTGAGCTAACGGAGCAAGGTTCTCGCGAATCGGAATTGAACCGATGACTGGCAGAGTTTTACTTAGAGTTAACGGGCTCTCTACAATCTGCTGCTCTACCAACTGAGCTATCACGAGAGGATAGAAGGTCCTGAAGATCCTTCCACTTCGGGTCGGGAAAGTTTTGATGGGTTCTGAACGCAGTTGTTTTTGTTTGCTAAACCCATTTCAACAAGGGATTTTAGAATAAATCCTTGGTATAGTACAGCACCTGCAATACATAGACGTGTTAGAGGTTTACTTAGTGTCTGCATGTCTTGCTTCCCTTACGGTGTTTGCGTTCCTTGCGTGTTTTGCCTGCCTTTCGTACTTTGCGTGTAGAGGCCTTCATTTTTCGGCGTTTGTTTGTGGTACGGCGTGTAAGACCACCACCCATTTTCAGTGCAGCAAGGCGCTCCTGAAGACTTTGTAGCGCAAGTACGGATTGTATTGTTGTCGCAGTACGTGTTTGTTTCGTATAGTTTTCAACATCGCGTAAAAATTGTCGCATTTCCAATGCAAGTTTCATAGTTATTTCGCTTACTCCATCTCCAGATATGCGCAGAATTAGTCTTGAAATCTCCATGCCAGTTTTTTCAGCATCTCCTACATATTCCGCCATGCTCTTTAGCATAGTATTTACCTTATTTTGATCGTTTTCAGAGACAGTTTTGAATTGTGCAACATTTACTTGTTTGGTTAGTTTAATAATATCACTGTATGTGTCGTTAATCTTTTTTACATATAACTCATACAAGTCAAATTGTTCTTTAAGAACTGGGTTACTTCCATCCTTCGTCAGTTTTTGTACTTTTGCAGTCAAAACTTCCATTGGGGGTTTTGGCTTGAATAGGGAAAGAAACTTGGACATTTCGGGTTCTTATTCATGAAACAGATTTTTTACATCATGAGTAAAATTGTAGACATTGTAAACATCGCAGCCACGGTGGGGATCGAACCCACGACAACTTGATTAGAAGTCAAGCACTCTATCCAACTGAGTTACGCGGCTTTGTGAGAGACAAGAAGTTTCTCACACTAATTCATAGTGTGCCTTCTTTAAATCATGCATATAACTGTTTGTACTTGTCGCCGATTGCATAGCATCCATTTGATCGGGGGATTCTTCCCATACTTTTCAGGGAAGATCTCGCACTAAATCCACGTGTACGAACACCTTTTCGTGTTTTGAAGGGTGATTTTGCCAATGCTCTGGAATTCCATGCATAGGGGCGTTTCCTACATGTATGATTTCTGATTCTTCTTCCTCCTGAAAGTGGTTGAATGTTGCAACGTTTCATTGTATATCCATCCACCCCACAATCGTACGTTTTCAGTGTTTCACCGTCCATGGGTAACTTACCGCACTCCTTATCTGTTTTTACAGAAAGACCTTGGTTGTGTAAGTCTACCATAAATTTCAGATATTCAGGAACAGTGTAGGCGTCGTATGAAGTTTTGGGTGCCGGGTTCTTTGCTGCCAAGTAGTGTTTGATTTCATCAGAAGGTGCAACCAGTACAGGCGACTCACAATCCTTCCTGAATTCGTATCCAAACTTTGGATAATAGGCTAACACGGAAGGCAAGGAACTCAATCCTATGCTTTTGTATCCCGTTGCCTGAACATACGATGTAAAATGTTGCAAAAACATACTGCCTTGTGCAGAAGAACAAATTATATCAATATACATTTCTCGTTTGGGATCTTCAGAATATTGTGGGTATGCCAAAATGAATCCCAGGGGTTTTATGTATCGTACAGAGACAGTTTCAGTTCCTGATCGTTTATGGCGTTCTTCGACTGCAGTATGTTCATTGTAGAGAATACATACAAGTTGGGCTTTCCCAAATGCGGTTTTAATATAGTCATCTGATACATTTGACTGACATGCGTATGTGCGCATTGGCATGATCATATCCATCATGTCTTTTTTTGTAAAGGTTTCAGGTCGTGGTGGTGTATGTAGTTGGTTCAAAGGATGCGATACAGTAATTCCTTGTTTTGTGCCGACTTTGTTATACACAAAAACTCTGGTATCTTGTGGAGACCCCAACTCTCCAGTTACAATGCGGAACATTTCTCTATTCTCTAGAATCAAAAAAAGATAAAGCAAAAAGATAAGGGTTTATCTTTTGGTTTTATTTATGTTTGTTTTATCATAATTGTGATTTGTATAGAAATTTAAGCAGTGGTCACTGCGGCCTTGATGTAGTGAGGCTTCAGGTAGCGCTGCAGATTCAGGATCTTCAGTTCATCCTTCTCGGTCAGTTTCAGCAGGGAGCGCAGGGCGGCATCGGCCTTGATCACCTGCTTCTCCATCAGACCCTTGTTGCGAGCATAAGCGCACACCTCAGCAGTCACCTCACCACGGCTCATCTGAGTGCCCTTGGCCTTGCCCAGGAACTTGCACAGATCATCACTGATCTGGTTGGGGCGAGTGAACACGGAATCCTTCTTAGGCTTCTCAGTGCCATCCTCGTTCAGGGCGGCGGCCTTGCGGTTGCGGCGGCCCTTGCTGGCCTTCTTCAGTTCACGAGGAATGCGCTTCTCTAGTTTCTTCATCTCAGAGAACACCTCGCCCAGAGTGGCGCGCAGTTTGTTCACCTTCTCCACCAGGCCATTGAACTCTGCCACCACGTTCACCTCCTCTACAGGTGCGGCCTCCACAGGGGCAGCAACAGGGGCAGGGGCAGCGGCAACAGGAGCAGCAACAGGGGCAGGTGCAGCGGCAACAGGGGCTGCGGTCTCGGTCTTCTTGGTAGTCTTGCGTGCAGTGGTAGTCTTAGTAGAAGTGCTCATCTTATATCGGTTCGGGAGGAAGTTTATGCGAGTTTCAAACGCAGTTTTTTGTGCTGTCAAATTTGTTCGCTCCTCCCATAAAAAAGCCCAAAAAATCGTCCCGCGGCAAACTTTTTTGTGGATTTCCTACCTATTCTGACCAGACTTGCGAATTGTAACATACTTCAGAACATCCTGATCGCCTTGGCGAACAGGATATACTGTGAATATGATACAATCACAAGGTGCAATGTCTGATTCTGACAATTCAGAACATTTTTGTGTTTTATAATTTTCAAGGCTGGTAGGGAAGGACAATCTCTGCCTGATACTGACGATATGAAAATTTGGATCAGATCGTCAGGTTTCTGTTGCATTTTTGGGCGTCGGCGAACAAAATTGACGGATGAAAAGTAGTTGATAGGATACAGCATTCCTTTCCCACGTTTCTGTTTCTTTCGTAGTTTCGTCCTACATCGTCCTACAAAATGTCCGTGATCAAGCCTGCTACTTTCAATCCTGCTCTGCTGACCATCAGCGAGGCCAAGAAACTGGACAATGGTTCCAGCCAGGCCTACATCAACTATGGTGGAAAGCGCCTGCGTATCCAGGCACCTCGCATGCCAATTCCAATGGATGCCAGTGACTACAAGGATAATGGTAAGTTCAAGGTGCAACTGTCCTTTAAGGAGAAGGACAGCAATCCCAAGGTTGCTGCCTACTTCAAGGCACTGGAGGATATTGACAACTTCATTATCAACCATGCACAGGAGAAGTCCGGTCCTTGGTTCAAGAAGCCTGGAATGGCCCGTGATCTGGTAGTAGACAAGTTTACTCCCAGTATCAAGTATTCCAAGGATAAGGAGGGTAACCTGAAGCCTTATCCTCCTTCTCATTCAATCGCACTGAAGAAGAATGTAAAGACCGGTACATTTGATGCTGAACTGTATGACAAGGAGAAGCGCCTAATTGAGGGTGCAACTCCCATTGAAGTGCTGCGCCGTGGCGCAGAGATCACTTCTATCCTGGAATGCACCGGTATCTGGATTACTGACAAGGGATTCGGTGCAACCTGGAAACTGTTTCAGGCAGTTGTGGATGTCAACGCCGAGGGTATGGAGGTAGGCTGTGCAATCCAGGATGATGATGAGGAGGATGCGCCTGTTCGCCCTGCTGCGAAGGCAGCACCCAAGGTCTCCAACATCGTTGATGACGATGAAGAGGAGGATATCCTACAGGCCGTAAAGCCTGCTGCTAAACCCGCAGAGGTTGATGTGGAGGACGATGAGGTTGTAGAGGCACCTCCTGTTGCCGCAAAGGTTGTCAAGAAGGTCATCAAGAAGGTTGTGCCAAAGGCATAAAACAAATGCATAAACAAATCAATACATGCAATAAATATAAGAAAGAATGTTATTCTTTTTGATTTGTTGGTCATCGAATCGTGGCAATCGTGGCATCCGCGTTTAGATTTAAAGAAAACTCCCGATACATACATTGGGCGTGGTGTAGCCGTATAAGCACCTTGTCTGTATGTTTCTTGTGATTTGGCATACAGATGGACCCACTAAAATTGCTACCTGCCTCCTTAGCACAGTGGTAGTGCGTCTGTCTTGTAAACAGAAGGTCGTGAGTCGTTTCTAAACGACAAGCGTCCCTTCGGTTCTGTGAACAGAAGGTCGTGAGTTCGATTCTCATAGGAGGCATCTCTAAAGTAAGCACCACACAGTACATGTTCTGCATTGTGTGGTGCTATCGTCCAATCCGGTTAGGACGCAATCACATCAGTACTGATGTGATTGCTATACGCCTAACTGGATTGGAGTCACCACTTGGTGCTATCGTCCAATCCGGTTAGGACACAGGACTTTGAATCCTGTAATCTCAGTTCAAATCTGAGTAGCACCATATTTCTTCATTCTATACGAAAAAATACAATGTATTCGTTCGTATACTCTATAATTCTCACATTATCTCTGATTTTGTCACTTTATCTTTAACAGTATCAGTTTTTTCTTCTGAAACTCTATCGTCTTTGTTTGCAATAGCGCATGCGGCAGTCGCAACTACCATAGATGCGGTAAATACTGAAAGTACTGCATCCATAGCAGCAAGTCCAACAAGCGCTTTTACAAGTCTTGATGTACGCATTCTATACTGATTGTTACGGTAAGACTAAGATCTTTCAGATGTAAACTTTTTTCACACGCCTAACAAACACAAATGTCCTCTGCTCCCACTTGGATTTTCAGTTGGTGCTATTACTATCTGTTTGCAACACTGGTTGCAGTTGTGGTTATACTGATGCAAATGGTCGGATTTGCAAAGAAATTAAGTGCATTTGAAATGATTGCTATTGTATTTAGTACTGTAATTTTGTTTGCGCATGGAATTACATACTTTTGGGTGTGTAGGTCTGCACTAAATCCCCAAAAGTAAATTCGTCCGGACTCAGTTCTCTAAGTTTTGGGATTCAGGATTCATCCGGATCAGATAGGACTTTTCAGAGTGCGTTAAATTATTTTAGGACCTTCCTGTAGAAACAAAGATGTCCTCCGTTGCCCGCGCCCACACCCAAGTCGATACTCACGCCAAATACTTCTACGTAGAGGCAAACAGCACTCCTACCTTCATCGTAACCGGCAGCGTATACACCGGTATGACCGATGATGCATTTGTTGCCGCCACTAGCGGCAGCACTGTTAGTGCCGGTACTATCCTGCGCGATATGGGCAAGGTAGTGTACACTACTGGCGCTGCCGGTGTGCAGATCGCTGCCTACAGACTGGTGCAACCAGTCAGCGGTGCTAACACTGAAGGTGTTCCTTCCAGCGGCCCAACCTACTACGTGAAGGTGTGGGCTGCCAGCGGTGCCGGTGCCGCTGTTGCCCGCCTGGGTTAAATACCCTTTATTCTCTTACACATTTCAAACACATATACGAAGTTCCTATATACGTTTGAAATTTCTACAATACAATCAATATCAGTTTAACAGGCGGGGCTCTTCTTGTCATATCCTTGCAAGGTTACCGCAGAAGAGCAAGGGCATGCACCAGGGGTTTGACCAATAAGTGCAGCAGCCAGGCGTGCCTCTGTAGGAACATTTCCTGTAAATCCGGCATTGCCGGCGCTCAGAGTACCACCCTGTTCCTTTCGGACTGTCTGAGGATTCTCAGGATACTGATTTGCACCGCGCCAGGCGTAGAGCGCCAGTTGCTTGCGACGAGCAGTTGTCAGGCTTGCATCACGTATTGTTACACCCATTTGTCAGTTTCTACACTACGTTTTGAAATTAGTTCGTATTGCTCGTATTAATCCTATTCTAGTTTTGAACCTGCAAACCGACCTACACCCACACAAGGTCGTGTAGGTTGCGGTGGATCCTTGTTCGGAAGACGCTCGGGACAAGGTGGTGTAGGCGGTCTTGCTGGAAAATACTGACTGAATCGTGTTTCCGGGTTCGTTATATCAGTCGATGTTTGCAATGACTGCTCTCGTAACAATGCCGTACGATCCGATGATCTTGGTATACTTGTAGGTACTGCATAATCCGACATCTGACTTGTTACAATGACATGCACTCCCGGGTTTGTGGAAGCAGCACATACGGAATCCGATGCAAGTTTACGACCTACATACATCTCACATTGGCGCGATGCAAGTCGCATAGATTCAGGAATTGCACCCTCTCGTGAAATACTCACCGGTTCTTCATAACAACACTTGATTACAATAGGCTTTTGTGTGTAACCATTATACCGTTTTCCATAACAGCACGACATTCCCTATACTGAAAGAGATTCCTATCTTGTGTTGATCTTTACAATTCCTTAAATCCATACACATAGCAAATGACGGTCACTCCGTTTCACATGGAAATTCTCGGCCTTGTTGCCATGGCAGTAGTGGCATCCTATTTGGCGTTTTCAGTGTCCTCTGTTATCGGATATACACTCACTGCCATTTTTGTCATCAGTTTGTTTGCCACATTCCCCTCACAAATTCCCATCATTATTGCCATGTTTGCAGTTGGGTTTTCTCTTACTCGCTCCTCTCCTGAAAAATTAGCACTCGAATGGGGACAGCCCCTTTCGTTTGTTGACAACCTGAAAGATACTGGAATTTGGATTCTTATTGCAATTACGGTCGTATATGGAGTAATTTATCTTGTGAATACTATGCGTGACAATACTCGTGCTCCTGTTGTCCGTTCAGTTGCACGCTACGAAGGATTTGTAAACATGGATGAAGGTACACTTATTGCACAATCCAAGGAAGGTATTGAAATACTACAAACTACATTGGATGAAATTCAGACACTTGGAATGGACACGTGTAATATTTTATCAGAAGTGAAAGATACCTACCTGAAGTCGTATGCTGGAGATGCTGATGATCAGAAATTATACAATGACTGTGTGTCCAGACATCCAGAAAATACTGCTGGATGTGAAAGGCTGAAACTTTCCGATGATCAAATAAAACCTCGTGAGGATCGTCGGAAACGCATGGCCGATCAGAAATTTGTAGACGAACAATCTTCGTTTGCTGAATTACGAAATATTCCAGATGCGAAAGTTGTCGAATGTTTTCAGGGCAGTGGAGAGTTGAATGTGTTGGTGTCTGAAATGGAACGCTTGATGAGCAGTAAGACTGCAGAACAGGCGCTTGATCTTTGTAAAAGAATTCAGTTTACTCTGGAATTTTGCAATTATGTTTTGGAGAAAGGCGCAAAGAAGATGGAAGAAGAAAAGAACAAATCACGCGAAGAGTTTGCATCGCCCTCGAATACGCCATCTGAAAAGGCAGTTGAACTCCTTACACAGATTCACAAACTGAAATCGGATGTTGCTTCGCTACGTGATATGTATAACTCTACACGTGCAACACTTGATAACGGAAAAAACAACATATCTGATGTTTCAGCAGGTGATCTTTCCTCAAGCGATCTTTCCTCCTTTAATTAAATCCTCATAATGTTCCCAGATGAATCTCATCGCGTGCAATGACAGTAAAATCCGTCTCTGCAGCATCGCGCATAATAGAAAGAACACTGGGGCCTGCGGCAGGTTCCGCTTGAACAGGAGGTTGTGCATGCTTGTACCGCAGATTCAGAAACATTCGGCCTGACTTTGTCTTCTTACATGTGTATCGTAATGTACTCATTACTGATGCAATGTGCATGGCCTTGAATGCACTATCCAGTGTAGGAAGTGTGACATATTTCAAACACCATTGTCGCACATTGTTGTAAAAGGCAAGAGCAGGAATCTTGGAATCTTCCGCATATTCCATTTCAGTGTCCACATACAACTTAATCCATTCAGTCGCAAGATCATACCATTTACTGCTTGTAAATGATATGCTTACAATGGGGTCATACCCATCCAATGTGTAGAGAAAACCGGCAAATCGTTCTTGTGTGGGTGCAGGCTGAACCATGATCTCCCACCAAATTTGCCAGGATGCCACAAGGGCAGGGCGGTCTGTTCGCACTCCCTGATTTCCACGCATCCACACCTGAATTGTATCCAATGCAGGTCCCCAACAGGTCTCCACAATGTTTGTACCTACACCAAATGCCTTGAAAACGTGGCGCAAATATCGTTCCCACAACTCCTGTGGCAACTGAATAATTCCATCGTGTGTAAGAGCAGACAGAATATGATCCCCTTCCAACTTTCGCAGAATGTTTGTGAGAGGATGAGGTTTGTCCTTCTTCTCACGATCCGTAGATCCTGACATGGATGCCGCAAACGATTGTTGAGGACCCACTTGTTTGAACGGCGATAACACTGCTGCTAGATCTTCGTCCGCCTGAAGAATCCAGGGACTTACTCCCTCCATTGCAGACTCTCCCAACATTTGAGAGGCAAGGTACCAATGAACCGCCTGTTTGGCCAGCACGTCTGACAATGGATGTTGAAACTTCCAATCCGCCGTAGAAAACCGACGACTGATGAGCAGATCAGGAAAGACTTCAGTTCCCAAACGAGTTGCCCATGTACGACCTACCTCCAAATTTGTAATCACTCGCGATCCACGGGTTTCACGAATTTCTTTCAGGACAGGTGTATACATCCACGCAAACGTAATATCCTGATCCAGAGGATTGTAAGGCTCGGTCTCCATCGTTGAGCGAAATGCAGCCATCACTTCCTCCACCCAAGACATATACTTGGAAGGCGCAGAAGGTTTTTCAGACACGAATACCGGCTCCTGTTTTGTTGGTTGCACCGTTGCAATTCCATATTCTGCACGCATTGTCTCCATCTCACACACACGTTCCAACAATGTATAATATTTTTTCAGTCCGTTCTCGTCCGTCTCCATGTCATGTGCCGGAAAATGAACAGGAATCTCATTTGTTGTCGCACCCAATAAACCAACCGTAAACGAATCAGGGACTTCCCTACATGCTACCTGAACTTTGTAACTCTGAAATCCCAACAATTCATGATAGTAAAATTCAGCATCGGATTGCTCGACATGCAGAGACGATAACACGCTCCGTAGTCTAAATTGATCACCATCCTGAATCTGAAACGTGATCAAATATTTCGTAGAAGCCATATTGTATGTTTAAATCGTACGTGCTTCCACAAAGACTTGTTTACATATCATCCTGTGGCCTTAGATTCCGTTCAGATCTACTTTCTCTTGTATAACTGATTTCCAATCATCATAGTGAACCATCACGCCTTCTGACAACCATTCAGTATTCAGATGACGGATCTTTTCCATTGTAAGTGCCTCACACCACCCCCAGTGATAACTGTTATGGAGTTTCTTTCCCTCGGCATCAAATGTCTCCTGATTCTCCACATCGTTAAATTCAGGAAGAGGATACACACCTGCTGAAATATAGTCTGCGTTCCGGCGGATCACAGGATTAAAGGTAAACAAAAAGTGTTCAATGAGGCGGAAACAAAACTCGGAAGATCCTACATGCCACACAATCGGTTCCCCTAATTTATTTGCATAGTTGAAATTTCCAGGATGTACGTGACAATTGTAAGGAATTGTGCGTGTCCACCCATAGTCCCACTTTTCTTTCTCGGACCCATATTTACGGAGTGCGATTGTGGAAAGTGTAGGATTTGCCTGCATTCGTGTAAGTGCTGCCTGAAGCCATTTCGGATCCGTTTCATATGCAAACCAATCATCCTCCATATGAAGCACATACGTATCGTCTTTTGTCAGTTCGTACAATCGATTGTTTGCTTTGGAAAGACCCAGATTTTCTGCATACTCATGTACATGCACAGCAACTGAATAGGTGGTTTCCAAATTCTGACATAAATTACGAATTATGTCAGTATATTCTGTGCTGCATCCCTGAATCAGAACATGTACAGTCACAGACTGTGTAGGAAGTTCTGAAATCTGCGTTTTTGCGAAAAAGTCTCGTAGACAAGACGCAAGTTGTGGACCATTGTTGTGAGTCAAAAAAGTAATTGCAAATGTTTCTTGCATTTATCTAAGCCCAATTCTTTTCTGATTTAGATAGAATAAAATTGAGGAATTCAGACAGTAAACGATTGATTCAGTAAACGCATTCATGGAATCTCTTTCTGAAGACTATGATCTTTACAAGTGTGAACAAAAAGCACAGATCTCACACAATGATCATGTTTGGCATCTATACTGGGATCCTGTGAATTCATTTGCCGTACTTAACACCGGAAAACAGGTAGCAAAGTATACACAACCTGACATCACATTCTATGACGCACTCGAACTCGTCGGTGTAGACAATCCCACCATTAATCTTTTGCTCACGGATACCTATAACTCACACAAGGATATCCTACATTCCTTTGTGAGAGATCTTTCCTTCTGTCATGTTGATGTGTTGTCAAATTATACAGTGGACTATCTTGTACAAGTCCTTCAAAAGTATGCGAAAATGAATACATTGACAGACATTGAATACAATCAGATGTATCGTCAGGTAAAAAATGCTGCAAATCAGGTTCTGATTGGAGACAAAGGAGAATGTGTATGGGAACACCATCAAGTGCTGGAGGATGCAGGATTTAGTGTATTTCCTCTGGAACGGGATAGTTTTGGATGGCTTGTAGGAGGCATTGAGACACACCATGGCATTATTGACTTTGGTTAGGGCTTGATACTGTTAGTTGTGAGGAAAGTAGATCGTGTAGGATTCGTTACGGAGAGTAAATGTAAACGGTGGAATTTCAGGAAGTGTATTTTTGAGCGAATAGTCCAAGACACCTGAAAACGCATCCGCACCAATCTCAAATTGCCAACAATTCTCATTGTCGTCTGGAAGAATTCCGACAAGATATTCCGTAATCGCATTTTCAGTATTGGCCATATCGTCTTCCCATCCTTCGCAGTCCAGAGGAAATAGATCTTCGTCAGGTACTTTTTCACCGTTTGCTTTGTCTGCTTTGCAGATATAACACCACACAATACCGTTGGTCATTTTGGTTGTAAGAATGAAAGGAAAGGAAAGAAACTGAAAAGAACTCAAAGGTACGCGCTGGTTTTCCTGAAACTATTTCAATTTTTCCATCAGAACAATGAGTTGTCCCCTGAACGCAAATCGTTGGAGGGGATCCGGATATTGTAAGGAATCCAACAAATCTGATGGGAATAAGGAAATGGATGCACGCTTGGCCGATTTGTTGGCGGCCCGACAATCCCAAGATCATAAATTTGCTCCTTGCCAAACCAAACCTGATATAGAATCTAAGGGAAAAATTGACATACATATTACAAATCAAACAAATCGCTGATAAATTTTATATACCTTTTTCTACAATGTCCTTCTTCAAGCCTATCCTTCCTACACAGCCCAGAATTACGAATAAGCAGATTCAATCTCTTTATTCGGAATATCTACACAAGCCGTCATGTCTCAACCTTCACCCAGTATACCAACGAACAAGTTGTTGGGATACTGAACAAAAATCAGAACTTGTATCCTCCATTATGAATTGCATTCCTATACCACTGTTTCTTCTATACATGGTCGGCCCTGAACGTGAATGCATTGATGGACAGAACCGACTCCTGACAATTCGGCAATATATTGAACAGACTCCAGCAAATAAGGATGACAAATCCCTGTTCTTTTGGAAAGTAACCGACCATGAAAATACTACAGTCCACCATATTTACTACAAGGAAACTCCTGAATTTGCAGACTATGTTGCCGCAAAAGCAAGCAAACGATCCCGTGGATATAAAAAGAAATACCGTGCAATGACAACGGAAGAGCAAACACACTTTCATGAATACGAAGTTATCATACAAATCATCAATACGCCACTTACAATGGAAGACAGGAAGAACATGTTTAACCGATGGCAAAATGGTACAAGTATTTCCCAGTGTGATTCGTACAAGAATTCCGACTATCCGTTCTGTCAATGGACACTTGCCCATAAGATGGAAGCGCGATTTGCGGATCGCCTTGGATCTGTGCTAAAATCAGGACGAAAGAACTGGCTCTATGACCTGTACCGTCTTCTGCAAGTATTTCTCAAAAAGTCAGAAAAGGATATATTCATCAGTTCCTTACAAGTACGAAATGCAATTGAAAAGGAACACAAAGAAACCTTCAACGAGAAGGACTATACTACAGCAGCAGATCTATGTGAGACATTTCTAAATGTTGTAGAGATTCCAAAAGGAGTCGTCAATCTCTCCATTCTGATAAGCGTTATGTATTACTGGAACGCACTTACAAATGATACGTATCGTAGCACTCTTGAACGTACATCGTGCATAAAAGAGTTCATTGAAACCATCAAATCCGTCGTTCCCAACAAAACTATGAACAACGGCGTTGACACTCCACCTGTTTGGGACGCGTATCCCCTCTTTGAGCAACAAATGACCTTGTGCATTCAGAAACATGTTGCTATGACAACTCTACCGACTCCAACTGAATACAAAAAGAAACCACTTGCTACAGTACTTCGCCAATCTGTGTGGGATACCTACATTGGCAAGGAAAAAGGAGAAGGTGCCTGCCTATGCTGTGCATCTTCGATACGACCTACAAACTTTGAGGCAGGTCACGTCGTCGCAGAGGCATGTGGCGGATTGAATACCATCGAAAATCTTAGACCTGTATGCAGAAAGTGTAATGCCAATATGAAAATAGAACATATGGAGACTTGGATGCACCGAAACTTCCCAGGCCGTCTTTTCAAATAGGGGTCATGCGGTAAAATCCCCGGAGTTGGGGTCCACCTCCTGAAAATCAGGTTTAAAGCCAGGGGGACCTATTCTTCAGTAGAAGCCCATCCGTATTTTCAGAAATGTCTCCCAAGAACGGCACACCCATTATCGGCATTGATCTCGGCACCACTTTTTCCTGTGTGGGAATTTGGCAGAATGACCGAGTCGAAATTATTGCAAGCGAGTCCGGTGGTCGCACCGTACCTTCTATGGTTTCCTTTACTGATTCTGAGCGTCTCATTGGCGATGCAGCACGTGCTGGCGCTGCTGCCTATCCACGATCCACTGTGTTTGATGCAAAACGCATGATTGGTCGCCCCTTCAATGACCCACAACTCCAAAAGGATATGAAACACTTTCCTTACAAGGTGTTTGATGATGGCAAGGGAAAGCCCAAGATTGAAGTGGACACCAAAGACGGCGCCAAACAATTCTATCCTGAAGAAATTTCGGCCATGGTTCTCCAGAAAATGAAGAGTATCGCAGAGTCCTATCTTGGTACCACTGTAAAAGACGCAGTGGTTACAGTGCCTGCCTATTTTAATGACGCACAGCGTCAGGCAACCAAGGATGCTGGTGTAATTGCCGGCCTGAATATTGTTCGCATGATCAACGAACCAACTGCTGCTGCAATCGCCTATGGTCTTGATAAGAAAGCCGCAGGTGAACGCAATGTACTGATTTTTGATCTCGGTGGTAAACAGTAAACTGCTTCCGAGTATAAACAAAACCTGGTGAACTGACGGGAAACCCCTTAGAGCCTTTTCTACCAACCAATCCTGGTAACAGAGATTGGGGCACACTGCAATGAGTGTGGTATGGTAAAAAAGAAAAGGATTGGGCAATCCGCAGCCAAGCATCCTACGAAAGGGGATGAAGGTTCAGAGACTACTCTAAGTATCCTACATGATCTAATCATATGGAGAAAAGGGCAAGAGTGCCAGGGTTACAAACAGTGTTTGTAATAAGATATAGTCCGAACTTGTGGGAAACTACAAGAAGCATTGGATAAAGAGCCAATGCGATAACACAATGGGTACTTTCGATGTTTCACTCCTTACACTGGATGACGGTGTATTTGAGGTTCGCGCCACTGCGGGCGATACTCATTTGGGAGGTGAAGACTTTGACAATCTCGTAGTAGATTGGGCGGCGGATGAATTCCGTCGCAAGACAAAACTGGACATTAAAGACAATCCTCGCGCGCTTCGCAGACTGCGAACTGCATGTGAGAAGGCCAAGCGCATTCTATCGTCATCCTCACAGGCCACTGTGGAAGTAGATTCTCTTGCAGACGGCTTGGATCTGAATATCACGCTCACTAGAGCCAAGTTTGAGTCTCTGTGTGACGCGCTATTCCGCAAATGCATGGGTCCCGTGGAGCAAGTTCTGCGCGACTCTAAATTTTCAAAAGACAAGGTACACGATGTCGTACTGGTGGGTGGTTCTTCCCGCATCCCGCGTATTCAGCAGTTGCTACGCGAATTTTTTGGCGGCAAAGAACTATGCCAGTCAATCAATCCCGACGAAGCCGTGGCCTATGGCGCCGCAGTACAAGGTGCCATCCTGGGCGGCTCCACTTCCGACAAAATCAATGATATCATCCTCCTGGATGTCTGCCCCCTTACCCTCGGTATTGAAACTGCAGGAAATGTCATGACTCCTCTGATTAAACGAAATACCACCATCCCTTCCAAGAAATCCCAGACCTTCAGTACCTATTCCGACAACCAAACAGTTGTCAAGATTCGCGTCTTTCAGGGCGAACGTGCCCTGACTCGCGATTGTGATCTTCTCGGCGAATTTGATCTGACTGGCATTCCTCCTATGCCTCGCGGTGTCCCACAAATTGAGGTAACCTATGATGTTGACGCAAACGGTATCCTGAATGTGTCAGCAGCAGAGAAGTCTACCGGAAAATCCAACAAGGTTACGATTAAGAATGACAACCAGCGATCCAAAGAAGACATTGAACGCATGGTACAAGAGGCCGAGAAGTATGCCGCAGCAGACAAGGAGGTCATGGAGCGTGTAGAGGCACGCAATGGATTTGAAGCCTACCTCTACAACAGCCGCAATTCCCTACAAGACGAGAAAGTCAAGGAAATTCTTTCAGAAGAGGATCGCGATGTGGCCGAGAAATCCATTCAAGAAGGTCTCTCCTGGCTTGACGAGAATCGTGAGGCTGGTACTGAAGAAATCAAGGAAAAACAGAAGTATCACGAGGACCAGATCCGCCCTGTAATCATGAAACTGTATGCCTCTGCTTCTGGTACTCCTGGTGCTCCTGAACCTTCCGATACAGAAACCAATGGTCCCAAGGTTGAAGAAGTTGATTAGAAAAATTGAATACTCTACTGAATAGTTCAGATCAGTTTGTCCAATCCATTCTTTCTTGCGTTCACAAAGTTCTTTCTTTCAACAATGGGATACGATCATGTAAAAGAGCCTAAGACTCGTCAGGAGTCCAAGGGCAAGGATAAAAAGGGTGGAAGTGGAAATGGAAACCCCTACTCCTCCAAACATGTGCGCATGCAATCCGCTCTATTTGAAAAGCGTGCTTCCATGCCCCAAACAACCAAAACAAGCAACCCAAACCCCACAAAGTAAATATCCTCCCTGAAAAATCAGTAACTCTTTATGATTTTTCAGTAACTATGAATTTAGTATTCGAATGTATCCGCAAATCCAACAGATCCATGCCCTGTTTTACGACGAACTTTTCTTGTTTGATGCCGTAGAAATCCACCTTTTATAGGTGCAGTTGATGTAAATAATTCATACCCGTCAGGTTTATGAACATCCATTATATCAATTTCCCATGCATGTTTGAAGTATTGAATGCCCAACATTTCAGAGTATTGCACTAACCAGTCCAGTTCAAAACAGTATTTTTTACCATATTTGTTACGTATGGCCTGAATAAACTCTCGTGGTGTAGAGGATGACTCATATTCTTCTTTGTATTTGTGAATTTTGGGTATGATGTTGGATACATACTGAAATGGTGCAAGAGGTTTATCAATCGTAAGAACTGATGTTTTGTACTCTTCCATCAATGTAGAAGGCAAATATGCCTTGAATTTGTCTTCATACCATGTATGATTGCGTTTGAATATCATATCATATGCAAGACTCATTTTGGCTTCCTTTGATCCACGTTTGCAATAAATGTATGAATCGTCCAATAGTTTGAATTTTGTTATGTGAGGAAAAAGGGTTTTCATTGTCCACAAGGCGCACTTCACCAATTGTGCTGTTCCACCAACTTCATCTAAACTTCCTTCTTTTACACACGATTCATTATATTCAACACGATCAATGTAGGGAATGTAGTCTTTGTTGGGATCCATGGCAGCAATAAAACAAAAGGTGTCTTTTCCGCCAAATGCAAAACTGTAAAAAACGGATCCACGTGCATCCAATTCAGTTACTTTACAATAGAATGAATTGCCGAATCCATTTACTGCATATTTGAATATAGTTTCACTCATGATGTATGGATTCCCTGTATTCCCTACATATTCCGGGGTTAAATCATATCAATTCTTACAAAATACTAATTGTTCTCTCAATCGGAATCTCCATGAGAAGAATCGGCAAATTATCGCTACAGGGTGTATCTACACGAAATATCAGGTGTGGGAATACTTCCTCACAATATTCACAGAGAGTTCTCTCTATCCACTTCTCTTCAGTTTCATCCTCCAATACCTTTGTAAATTTCTTTTTCAGTAGATAGACCAAATATTCACGCAATGATGTTCGTTGTATTCCGTCAAGATTTGGCACGTCCCACAAGATTCCGAGCGTTTTTGTAGAACCATTTGTTAAGATTTCTTCAGATATAGAAAAGTTAAGTTGACAAGTTGTATGACCTTCTTCGCTCATCATATACAGTTTTTCAGATAAACGATCACGCAACCGTTCAAGTACTGATAGTAAATTTCCCAAATGATGTGCTTCATGAAGTTCTTTTTGCTTCTCGGATATAATATTCAACCAGGCCTTTTCCAAACGAACTTTTAAAAGTGCAAGATGCTTCGAACAAATTTCAGGAGTTGATAACGGACCATGGTTTATAAGGGCCGTTTCAAACTCTTTGCGATCTATTGTGCGGTACGGACCAAATAAGGATACAGTATCGTAATATATAGTTCCTACATTATCCTGTTTGAAACAGTCGTACAATTTTCTGTCTTGCAGAAAATACAATCGTTGTTCGTACTCGAGTATATCATTCGTCTTCATCTTGTATTGTTTGATTGTTAGGTGCAATCTATCATTTTTTCGCATACCTGAAAAATATTCAGGTATGTGAAAAAATTGAAGCATGCCTGAAAATTTTCAGGTGCGCGACGTGTCCTCTTCCTTCCTCTTTACAGTATTCTTTCTATCCTTTCCTTTTCAAAATGATTTCTATTCAGGATTCCTTGCGTTCCATTTGCTCCGAGAAGGAGTATGTAGAGTGCCTTCTTTGGGCGGAGAAGGAGGGATACCCTCTTGTATCCAAGTGGCCTGCCGATGTGAGTCTTGCGAAGGCAACATCCACCAAGGAGGATTGGTTGGAGAACAAGGAGGCAGATCATAAGGCGTGGACTGAACAAATTCCTCCGCTCGAGACCTCTACTCTCACAATCAAGCAGATGCACGCCTATCTATCCAAGATCCTTCTGGCGCATCCAGAGTCATCCAACATGCCCATCATGCGTGCGGAGTTTGGTGCTCTGACAAAGTCCACCTGTGTGGAATTTGACAAGGAGACCAACAGTCTATATGTTGCATAATTTATTCGCACATCTCATAATAAACATAGTATACACAAAACACAACGACACAACAATGGTATTTTTGTGTTTTTGTCAGTTTGGTTGGGAATTTTCAAACTCCGTCGAAACATTTCGAAAAAGATTCTTCACGATCCGAGGGAGGCCTTGGTCTGCCAAGAAAGTTTTCGAAAAACATTCGACGCCACCAACATTCCTGAAATTTCAGATGTTTCAACACATTTCAGTTTC